GGTTATGAATAGTGCATACGAAAGACTGAAGGCTGTAATCACTGCTTTGGGTTACTCTTCAAATGAAAAATTTGAGGATACCGTAGGCTTAGGACATGGTTTTGTAAGCCGTATCACCAATCGTGTATCTTCAAAAAGCTTGCAAGCTATAACAAGCAAATTTCCGCAGGTAAATCCAAGTTATATTAGAACCGGAATGGGGGAAATGTTTATTTCTTCGCCTATTAAGGTTAGTGAGAACGAAAACGCAAAGACAAGACTGCGTGAATATCTTAAATATAAAGGGATTACCAAGCGTGAATTTTGCGATAAAGCTGATGTAGCTTCTAACTTTCCAATTATAGGGAAGAATGGCGTATTCACAGCAAGAGTATCTTATAGAGTAAATTCAAAATTCCCTGACCTTAATATGGATTGGCTAGCTAATGGAGCTGGTGAAATGTTGCAGCCGGAGGCGAATATTGAAAAATTCAACAATTACAAAAGCAGAATTGCGCCATTCTGTACAGAGATGGGAATTAGTACTACATTCTTCTTACGGAAATGTAAGAGCTATACCAGTGCAATTAGCAGATTGCCGGATATGCCTAGCGAGACATTCTTGAAGAATATCTCTTTAGCTTACCCTCAGCTAAATTTGAATTGGCTTAAGACCGGAGAAGGAAAAATGTTTAACAATGACATCAAGTCGAATATCAATTCAAGCGTCAGCTTTGTTCCTCTTGTTCCACAGATGGCTTATGCTGGTTATCTCAGCGGATATGCAGATGATGTATATATATCATCGCTCCCTACAATCCCTATTGTAAAGGAAGATAAAGAAAAGTACGTAGCATTCGAGGTAAGCGGTGATTCTATGGATGATGGCTCGTCTAGAGCTTATCAGAATGGAGACATCGTTATATGTAAAGTCTGCCCTGATTACATGGTCAAGAACAATGGACTTCATATAGACGGAAAGGAATATATCGTAGTTCATAAAGAAGGTATTCTGTTGAAGCGTATCATTGACTTGGACATGAATAATGGAAAACTTGTATTGCGCTCCTTTAATCCTACCTATCGTGATTTAGAGTTGGAATTAGCAGATGTGAAGCAGCTCTTAGTTGTGGAATATCAGCAGAAAAGAAAAGGATAATGTAAAGTAAATTTATATATCCAATGGAGTAGGCTTGCATAAAATGTCGCAAAATTGCCGCAAAATGATTATTCACCTGTAGCGTAAATCGCTATTGTTTAGATACTTTATTGATATTCCGTATAACAGCCTTCTAAGCTGTGGGTCTTGGGTTCGAACCCCAACGGAATCACTCAGTCGTTACAAAATAACGTTAGAAATAGAATTTTATCTAAAAGGAATACGGATGTAAGTCACTTATAAACAAGTACTTATCTCCGTATTTTTCGTTTAGGGGTGTTCTTGGTGCTAGAATAGGCTGATATTTACTGGTCGTTGACTGGTCTACGCCTAAAAACACATTAACTCTCTGAAAACCAGCCAAATTAGCTGCCACGATAATAAATGTCAAATTTGGGGTGTGTTATCAAAATGTTATCAACTCCGTCAAATTATGTTATCAAAATGGCTAGTATTAATTTAAGCTTCGTTCACAATCGGTTGAAAAGAGGGACTTCACAGAAGCCAGTTTCCATCGAATTGCGGTTCAGTTACAAATCTGAGCGCAAGTACATTTCAACCGGTATCAAGGTCACTCCCAACCAGTGGTCTTCCAACCAAAACCGCATCATCAAGCACAAGGATGCCGCTGTACTCAACGAGCAGCTGGAAGCCTTTGAGGAGCGTGGTCGCATCGTCTTGAACAAAATGTTGAAGGAAGGTATCACGGATTTGTCTCTGATTCCTGCGCTTTTCAATGGTGAGCAAGACAAGAACATTTCATTCATTGACTACTGCAAGAAGAGAATGAATGAACGCAAGGTGCATGATCATACCAAGAAGCGCTATGCTGTATTTATAAGATTCCTGCAGGACTGGGGGAAGATTATCTCATTCAGCGACTGTAACGTGTCTAAGGTACGTGCCATGGATGAGTATCTTCACAAGCAGGGCAAGGCTCAATGCACCATCTACGACTATCACAAGTATCTCAAGCTGTTCATCAATGATGCTATGATAGACGGCTTGCTGGAGCAGAATCCTTACAAGTTTCTGCCATTCCATATTGGCAAGGGCGAAAAGCAGTATGTTGACTGCTGTACCGAAGAGCAGTTCAACGACATCAAGAAGCTTGACCTTTCAACTCCTCATTTGCAGGCGGCAAGAGATTTGTTTCTCTTCCAATGCTACACCGGACTGGCTTACTCTGACCTTGCTTCATTCGATTACTCCAACTGCGTTGAGAAGGATGGCAAGATGTTCTATCATGCCAAGCGCACAAAGACAGATACTGATTTCGTTTTCCAACTCCTCTCCCCTGCTGTAGAGATTCTTGAAAAATACGATTTCTCGCTGCCAAAGATTTCCAATCAGAAATATAACGACTATCTCAAAGTTATCGGGCAGATGGTTGGAGTTGACAGATTGCATACCCACATGGGTAGAGCGACTGCGGCGACCTTATTCTTGTCGAAGGGAATGCCTATCAATATCGTGGCAAGGGTGCTCGGTCATACTACCTTGCGCCAAACCACAAGATACGCCCGTACTCTGAGCAAGGACGTACAGTCTGCCTTTGATGCGCTGGAAGGCAAGATGTAATAAACGATTAAAGGGTAGCCATTACTGACTACCCTTTTCCTTGTCTCGTTCTCTTTTCTCTTGTATCGCCTTGCGGATATACTCGCCCTTCTTGTCTAGAAGGTTCTTGAGGAACTCCAAAGTCTCCTCGTCAACCCGAAAGCATACCTTGCTGGATAGGACTTCTTCGCCCTTGCGCTTACCTCCTGCTCCTGCTCGCCTTCCTCCCCAGTTAGGGTGGATGCTCATCTTCTTTGGCTTGCCCTTGTTGGTAAGGGTCATTTTCGACTTCAACTTATCCTTCACGTAAACCTCAGCTATCAATGCGCCTGGAGTGGTGCGCAAGCATGAGATAACGATTGATTCCAGATTATTGGCATCCGTGAAGAAGGTTTCCGTCTCGTCAATGATTACCAAATCATCATATAATACGATTCTTGCCTTTTCCATACTCGTTTTCTTTTATCCCAGTACTGCCATCAATATTGTGAACAGAAAGATGAACAGCACAAACCATTCCTGCTTACTCATTGCTTACCTCCTTTCTTATCGAATTTGTTACCGATTACTTTTAGTTGGTTATTACGTAACATCCCCCCTAAAGTGTTTGGATAGAGAACTGGGAATTCGGTATTCACCAAACTAAAACTAGTGTTGCCTTGATTCCAAACCACCTCGAAGATGGTGTCTGTCTTCTTACTTCTGAGCAAATCATGCTCGTAGATAGGAAATCCTTCACAATCCCGTGTTCCGGTAAATTGACAGAGGGTGTTTGTGTCAATATCAGTACTAATATTCCCTCTCGAAAAGAACTGACTATTAGCATAAGGTAGGCAATCTAACCACATTTCTGTTTTTATTAGCTTTGCCTTGAAATTGATTTCACTCATTTCTCCCCTCCTTCCTCGATTACTCCTATCGGCTTAATGTCGTTGACGGTCTCGTCCTCGGTAAAGAAGGAGATTTTCATGTTGTCACTCACGTATCCCATGGCAATAACGTTCTCCTTGCTATCCTTGATGATGCAAATGTCCCCTCTCACCTCGTTCTGAGTCTTCAGATACTTGATTGCAGCGTCCTTTACTGCCAAAGGATTCATTTCCTTTGTAATCGTCTCCCCTGACTGAGGGAAGACGAAAATAAACTCTTTCTTGTTCATAATCTCTAAAATTCAAATAATTCCAACTGTGTATAGGTCTGCTTCGGGAGAAGCTTGTTGATTTCATCAAGCAGCTTTCCTGCTTTCTTGCAGACTGTATTACTACTATCTTCTGATTCTATCTGTCGTAACAGATACTTCTTTGCCCATTCCAGTGCATGCTTCACGGCTGCTTCCTGCGTCTTGAACCAATCCTTGTTGCTGAGATTGTTGCCCCAGCATCCCCCTCGGTCTACCAGCATGTATCTAATTCCGTAAGTCCACTTACCTCTAACCAATGCTGTAGTGATTTCGATAAAGGCTGTATCCTTGCCAACCTTTGCCGACTGGTCGGGATTGATGCAAACACCGTGCTCATTGAACTTAAAACGCCTGCTCATGCTACCTCCTTCTCTGTTATTAATAACTGCTCCCAAATATACTCATTCTTGTGCGTAATCTCGAAGAGTGTTGGGTGGTCCTCGGAAACCTCATACTCACCGCAAAAGGCTTGCTCGTATGACTCCAACACCTTCTGTTTTTTCTCTGCCAGCATTTCCTTTGCCTTGGTCTTGGTGGTATAGACTCCCAAAACGTTTACCTCTGTGTCACTATCGTTTCCATAGAGTTCTGTCAATACAAAAACTATCTGCTTCTTCATGTTACTTGTCCTCCTTCTCTTCTACTACATCAAATGAAACACTATCCAACTCGCCTTCGTCTTCAAAAGCACCCATATCATATAGTTCTCTTACAAGATTTTCAGCACATTCCGGTGAAACAGCAGAACGCTCCACCTTGTAGACTACCTTCTCAACGATTTCTACTACATACTTTTTCATAATCAAATCCTTTCTTTTTTAATTAATACTGGTGGGCGGATGGTACATTGCAACCTTCTGTAGCGGCTTAAATACCGCATTCACCCTATGGAAGTTTAACAATAACCGCTATTTTATCTTCTTGTTTTCTTCTCATTTATCTTCTCAAGACAAGTGCTCTTGCTTACCTGCATTCCGTTCGTGAGATAATATCTCTCGGCAAATGGTGTCTGCTTGATGATGCAAGTTGTCTTAGCTCTGTATCTGTGCCCGAACTTATCTACGTGGATGGCGTCTCGGAAGCATGTTATTACTATCGTCATGGCTTATCTCCTCTACTATATCTTCCAGTTTCTTCTTCTGAATATCCATGGAAATCAGACTTTCAATGTCTAACACGTCCATTTCTCGCCTATCATCAGATGGGTAGATATATATGCAAAAGCTATCTATCTGGAATTTATCACAACTCCACAAAGTGTAGGTCTTTGTTTGGAAACGGAATATGATTCTGCTCCAATCGTTCTTTGCTAATAAATCTTTAACTATAGCGTTAGTCATATTCAATACTTTTTATGAGGGAGATTGCTCTCCCTCTGTTAAACTTACTCAGCCATCAGAGTGTTTACTAAATCCTGCTTGGTGACGAAGACCTGATTTGACTTAGTGTAGTGTCCTTGGTCTCCACCTAACACAAACTTACACTCGTCTCCGTGCTTACTTCTCACTAGGCTGATATAAATAATCTCGTCCTCAACTATCTTGTTATTACGCAAAAGGTACACCTTCTGACCTACATAGAAGTCGGTATGCATAACTGTGTTGTATTCCTTAGCTATATACAACCCCTCCATAATCTCCATGCATGCATAAACCGCTTGTTCGTCGTCTGCGAGATCCTTTGTAATTCGGTCGAAGATTTCCTGTTCTGTTGGCTCTCGCTCTTCTCCGGTCTCCTCGTCCACATCCCAGTAGTTATAGCGGCATCCGCTTTCGTCTGTGATAATAAGTCCTGCGGCTTGCGCTTTCACTACGTCTTGGATGCTCTTAACCTCAACACCTACATAATTCCCACCAATCTCTGTTGCATTTTTTACGTTCATATTCTTATCTCCTATTTTTTTAATATGTTACTTAATAATCTTGTCTATCTCTGTTTGCTGCTGGTAATCGGTGCAGTCTGCGAAATCATCCTGCTCCTCATAGAAACGTGCTGCGCTCTTCAATTCGTGAAGGCTGGCTTTGGTATAGTCCTTAGCTGGATTCACTTGGCGAAGATTCTCGCAAGTCTTGCAATACTCGATGAAGTTTATCAACTCCTTGCGCTCTGTGTCTTGTGTTCCTGCTCCTTCGATTGCCAAAGGTAGGATGGCTGCTGCCATCACTACCAATGCTAACTTAATGCTCTTCTTCATTGTCTTATCTCTTTTCCAGTTTAACATCTACGATATATGGTAAAGTGTGCTGAGGTTTATTGTCCTCGTTCGAGAAGAAAAACTTATTCAATCTATTGTTGAAGGTGCTCTCGTTCTTCTCTATTGTACTCTTTATCATTTCCTCGCTTATCTGCTCCGAACGCATGATAACAAAGTTGTTCGCCGCTTGTATTCCGTTCATTTCTCGCTTTGCTACTGCCACAAGTCCGAAATCTGCGTGAAAGAACAGATACTGATAACCAGTGAAGATTACGTCAACTCTGTTGCGTGATGTCTTTGTTACTCTGATGATGTTCATATTACTCGTCCTCCATATCTTTAGCGTCTCTGATTCTGTAACCTGCCAATGCGCCAAACAAAGCGCATAAAACATAAATTGTGATGTCCATAACTAAATCCTTTCTTTTAAATTGTTAATATTGTGCGGTCTCACGGCTTGAACGTGATGTGCTCCTCTATTCGCTGACCGCTCCATGTTACTTCTTGCCAAAGTTGAAGATTTTGATGAACTGATAGAAGGTCTTGTGTCCTACAAGGTGAAACAAGTCTTCAATGATATACTCCTTGCATTCCTTTGTGCCTTCTCTGTACACATCTTGCATCTGCTTTGCGGTCATATAACCGCTGGTAAGCCATTCGAAGAATAATGCCCCTAGGCTCTCGTAATCGTTTGAGCCATCATAGAACTTCTGCTGCTGCTCGTATGTCTTGTTTCTTCTCTTTGCCATAACCGTATCTTTTAATCGTTCAACCATCTAGTGTTTGTGATTCTAGTCTGTGCTCCTGCGATTCTGTATTCAGCCGCATCTTTCTTCACTTGGGAGTATGATGTTTCCTTTTTGTCGTAAACACTTTCCTTTTCCCAACCATAGCCGTAGTTAGTCCAAATTGCCCAACCATAGCAGTATTTATTCTTCTTTGCCATAATCTCTTGTATTTAATTGTTCAACTTTGCCTTAATCTCTTTGAACTCCTTCAATCGCTTTTGCGCTATGGGAGTGCCTTCGTTTTTTGAAAGATAATCCTCTAGAAGGATTATTCTGTCTTCAATAGCTGATGTGATATTTACTATCTCATCACTTGTAAGTGTTATTGTCTTTTCCATAATCGTTTATTTTAATCTTGTTATTTGATACCTATAGAATACTTTTTCCTCGGGAAGGATTTCACTTAGCTTTATATACTTCGTGAAAATGTTGTCGTACATATCCATGCCACGTCCTTTGTACTTGTAACCTAACTCCTTTATCTGTTTCTTGATTTCCTCCACACGCTTATCACTGCATATCTTACAGGAAATCGGTTCAACTTTCATTCCTCCTTCAGCGAGCATTCTAACTTTACTGAGCTCTACGATATTATTTTCCATAACTCTTAACTTTAATAATTATTCTTTCCACCAATCGGAAACGTCACTTCTCTTAAGATTGCGCATTTCCAAAAACTCTTTGAGGGTGCTGCAATAGGTATTCATCGAATAGCAATCACCCTTCAATATAACATGAACTTCTTTAGTCATAGTCTTGAATTTTTAAGCGTGGGGAGGGGCGTACGCCCCGTGGGGGCGCTGCCCCCTTATCCCCAGCAGTTATAAACTCATTTTAGAAGTTACTTACTAGGTTGTCTAACACTGGCTCTTCGCCACTGCCCAGCCAATTCTGAAAATGCTTCAGTGCTCTTCTGATAAAAGCAACCTCTTCTTCTGTCAATACCTTCTTCATAACTTGTTACTGTTAAATTGTTAAACTTCAAAATTGTGCAGGTGTACGTTTGCGCCCAACGTCTGCAAGCTACATGCAGCCTAGCTCCCTCACTTAACGTTCGTGGGTCAACGTGTTTCGATATTTCTCTAGTCTAACACGACTAGCGTTTTTACATCTTGCGTGATGAGTGTTTGAGACTTCTTTGTCTTTTGCTCTTTTACAGTCTCGCTAACTGGGTTGCATTTTCCTTTGATGTTTGAAGAGTTCTATCTCTCTGACTTTCCCGACTAATCTGTACTTTTATAGAGGTAGTTAAACGTGAAGTTCTAAACGTGCCATCGTTCCTCTTGAAATCTTGAACTTGTTCTTGATTTCGATTGCAAAGATAAACCAAAAGTTTAACTCCTGCAAGTTTTTGAATGAAAAACTTTAATTTTTAGGCAAACTTTAACGTCTATTAATTAAACTATTGGTTAATTTTACAGTTTTTAAGTAAATTATTGGTTTATAATTTGTATCTTTGCAGCCAAATAATTAAACTAAAAGTTTATGGCAACAAAGTTAAGTGAAGATATAGATTTAAATCTCAAAGAGATATTAAGAGAAAAAGGAATTATGTCTAAGGATTTGGCTGACCATTTGGGTATTACTACGGTGGCGGTTAGTAAGATAATTAACAACAAAACCACACCTTCATTGGGTACGTTGGCTAAGATAGCAAAATTCCTCAATATGAAATTATCAACTCTTCTAGGTGAAGAGCCTTTGAGACTGGTTGATGATTCAAAGGAGTTCGCTTCCTTCATCCGCTACAAGGGCATCCACTACACAGCCGATACGCTGGATGAGTTCTTCAAGCAAGTTGAGGAGTTGAAGGAGATTGCAAGATGATAGTACTACAACTTATCGTGTGGATCGTATTCGGTGCGGTATCATTCCTCGGTATCGCCTATCTCTTTCACGCATTCGGGAAGGTGGAAGATAGTAAGACCGTATCCGTGAAGTATGCCAGCTGGGCAATACAACTGTTCATCGTGGTGTGCTATCTGCATTCGGTGTACCACTTCGGCAAGTGGCTCGATGCAGTCTTCTTCTAGGGCGCTAGCCCCACACGGCATGGGGAGGGCGCTTGCGCCCGTGGGGGCGCTGCCCCCTTATCCCCCGAAGGTTTTCTTCTTCCCCCTATAGAGAGAGACACACACATAAACTCCAACCACAAAAAACCACTTCTCTAACTAGGAAAAAATATTTCTCCAACTAGGAAAATAAAATCTCCATTTTTTTATTTGCAAAGAATCTTCATTTATGAAATAAAAAACCGCCTAAATCATCCTTCAACCTCATCATTTCTAGATGAGCACATTATCCGGCACAAAACCATGAAATCTACGAAAAACCCACAAAATCGGCTCTAATCTGCTCGAAAATGGCTCTTAAACGGCTCAAAACTTGCGAATTTGAGAGAAATCCCGACCATTTACCCGAAAATCGCAGAAATCAGCGAAAATGAGAGGAGTTCGTACTTGTTCGTGTCAGACAAACATCAAAATAGCCTAAAATCGAAATGTTAAACTTTACTATGCGCACGTGCGTACCTATTAATGCAAACCGCTTTTTTGTTTGCAAAATAACTTCATTTATGAAATAAGAACTTTCTTTACAATCTATCTTTGTTTCCCCCTAGGAAGCAAGCGAGACTAAAATCTTTATTATCAAGCTATTAGAGTTTTTGGCTATTTGGCAGTTTATCTTACAAAATTAGGCTTCTTAAAGGGATTGAGGTAAACGGTTTCGTAGATGTTTGCGCCCCGACTAACAAATTTGTGGGTTTTGGCGAAAACTCATTGTAGATTGGAATACCGCAAAACGTACCCCCAAATATTATATATTTGCCCTCGAAAACTCTAAATAATTGCAATTATGATGGAAATATTATCAAAAATCCCAAAGAATTTGACCTCATCCCCAGTGCTTGGGGAGAAGAAAGAGTGGGTTGCGACTGCTGCCATGCTGGCTGGCTCTGTTGCGTCCTCTCTGTTCGGTGCTAACAAGGCTAAGAAGGCGGCTAGGAAGGCGCAGAAGGAGAACACGTACAGAAGCAACGCTGAGAAGGCTTGGTACGACAAGGAGTACAATACGGACTATCTAGACACCAAAGCAGGACAGAACCTCATGAGAAGAGCGCAGGAAGTGCAGAACGAGTATATCCGCAAGGCTGATGGCGCTGCTGCTGTTGGCGGTGGAACTGCTGCAAGCGTGGCAATGGCGAAGGAAGCCGCCAACAAGACGATTGGAGACACGGTTGCCAATATCGCAGCGCAAGACACCTCACGCAAGCAGCATGTCGCAGATACCCACCTTCAGAACACCCAGCAGTTGTCAAGAGAGCGCCAGCAGGTAGAGCAGCAGAAGGCGCAGGCAACCAGCGAAGCAGCGCAAAATATGTCAAATGCGCTGATGTCGGCAGGTGTGAACCAGTTGGGGTCAGAACTCGAAGGAACAAAGGCGCTGAATGGCAGCAAGTTAGACAATCAGACGCCAACGCTTGATAACAGAAATGTAACAGACGTAGCTGTTGGCAAGTCATACAAGACCAATCCGAGCGGTTTGCTGAATCCTGCCACCTCTAGCGGTCACACTCTGCTGGATGATGCTGTGGGTGAACTCAACAAGAAGAAACCGAAGGTCCCTCACATTGGGGTGTAAGCTAGGAAGGTGAGGAGTGAGCGACTGGCGAGGACGGCAAGGCAAGGTCGAGGCAAGGGCATAGATGGGCACCCCAAGACCCCCACCCCCTTTGACCACCGTTGCAAATTATAGTAGATAAATACATAAATAAAAATCCTCCTCTCCCCCCCCCACCCCCTCATTTTGGATTTCGGTTTTCCGATTTTCCCCACCCCTAAATTTTCGGGAAGTGTTAATGAAATTAAAACATATATAACATGAAAGTAAAGATCGATACAATACAGATTCCACTTCCACATGAAGTAAACGAACCGAATTGCTGTGCGTATATAATCAGTTTCAAGGAACACTGGTGGAACAGATGGCAATACATCATGGATAGCAGAACCAAAGTTCCTGCATTGTATTTCTCGAAGTCAGCAGTTGAAAGACAGATTGAGTTTCTGAGAAACAGAACAAAGACTATAAACATTAAAACAAGATAGATTATGACATTAAAAGAAGCAAAGAAGATATTGAAGAAAGAAGGTTTTCACATGGCTTTGGCAAAGGAAGTCGTAAACCAGACTGGCGCAATGAGAGAATTTGAGAAGCCGGAAGTTTGCAAAGCAATAAAGGTTGCCAATGCAAATAAATTGATCGTTGGTTTGTCTCCTGAGGAATGGTATGAGCGTGAGGCTCGCTTAAAGAAGGAGTTTGAAGAACGTAGCAATGCGCCTGTTCCTGGTAAAGAGCAGCCAGAGGAAAAGAAACGTATCATTTGCTGGTCAGCCTCCCCAAAAGCAGATTTTTACTACAAATATGTTCTTAATGAAGGTAACCCTGCCCTTAAAGAATCAGCCTCCCAGTTCAACGATGCGTTGTTGGATGAGCAGGCAAAGAAGATTAAAAAGCAGGATGGAGAGATTACTCGTTTGCTTTCGCTAGTAGAGAAGAAGGAGAACAGTATCAGCCGACTCCATTATGAAAAATCAGTTCTGGAGAAGGAAAATGAGGATTTGAAAAAAGGTGAGATTCCTGCAAAATACTTCGACAAAGCCTTGGTTGACGAACAGGCTGAGAAGATCAAGAAGCTGGAGCATGAAAAGCTCGATATATTGGAAATGGCAAGTTCTTGCAAGCAAACCATTGCTGAGCAGGCAGACAAGATTAAGCGTCTCGGCATGGAGATTGCCCGACTCAACAAGAACATCTACAAGAAGAACATGAAGATTGAGGAGTTGAGAAAGGAAAGTTCTAGACACCTAAGAGGAAAGATTAAGATGTTCGGCGAGAATGTTGATTTGGAACAGATGTTAAAGGATAAGAACGCTGTTTTGTCTGACGTTGCAGAGGAACTTCGCCTTTCAAAGATTCGTGAGAAGAATCTGACCGAGGTAAGCCAAAAGTACTTGAAGGAGAACGAGGAGTTGAGGGAGAAGGTTGCAGAGAAGACCAAGCTGGTTGAAATGATTCGAAATGCCTCTAAGGAGTACTGCGACTATGGCGTGGCAGCAAATGAATTTATCAAGGAGCTGGCTAGTTTGTATGTCCTTGCCAATAATACAGGAATCATTAATGATGAAATACTTGAATGCTGCAAGAACTATCAGACTTATGGTTTTCCTGCTAATTGCAATAGAGAGACCAAGAAGGAGATCAATGACATTGCTAGAGGAAAGACCAAGGTAGTTGGGGTTGACAAAGCAGAGGAAGGTGGAGACCATTCTGCTATTTTTGCGCAATGCTGTAAGAATATAGCAATATCAAAAGACGAAGCTGAAATCATCGAGCGCTGCACGAAGGACGGCACGGAGTTACACTATAGTGAAAAGGATGGATTTACCTATACAAATATATTTGGTGATGAAATTCCTATTATATGTCTTCGTGGTATGTGTCAAGTATTTACTGATGAGGAAATCAAAAATATGAAAAAGTAAGCTATGGCAGGAGTAAACAATCAGAATACACAGCAGCCTAAGAAGGTGCCCATTACGATTAGTGGGTATCCTCAGGCTGTTCAGGACATGATGAGGGCGAAGCATCCTGATTATGATCAGGTGATGAACCAGGGGATGCAGGGTGCTCCTAATGGGCAGATTCCTGCTGTTGCCCCTCAGCCAGCGAGTATGAATTTCTTTCAGCCGAATGGTGGCGCTGTAGGAAAGTATGAAGCACCAGCGGTTCAGCCTCAGCCAGCGCAGCCTGTTCAGCCAGTACAGACTGGGGAAGCACCGGTTACAGACTTCACGAATATGCCTCAGCAGCCTACCGGTTGGAATGCAGACGGAACTCCTAGTTATGATTCCCTTTCTTCTGCCCTTTCAGGAACGGCAGAATCCCAGAAGCAGGAAGCGCCAGCATTCCAGTCTGACCCATCCAAGAAGGACGGTGGTTTCTTCGGGTGGCTTGGCAGTCTCATACCGAAGAAGAGACCGGGAATGAGAGAAGGAGAAACCCCTGATGAGTATGACAGACGCAGAACCAGAAGCATGGAAATGATGACTACCCTAGCCGATGCCATGCGTCACATGGGAAATATCGTGAATACTTCCAAGGGTGCTCCTCTGCAGCAGTTCAATGACCCTACCGCCATGATGGAACAGGGGTACCAGACCCGAAAGGCTCAGAGACAGAAGGAAGCTGCACTTGATGCAGATGCGGCTTACAAGCAGGCTAATCTCAGCTTGAAGGAACGTGCTGCCAATGCACAGAACGCCTACAGGGAACTGCTTCTTGGCATGAGAGATAGAAATAATCAGCTTGCCAGGGATAAGTTCGACTATCGCAAGGGCAAGGACGATGCAGCAGCACAGTATAAGCAGCAGAAGGACCAGCGAGACTTCGAATACAAGCAGGGGCGTGACAAGGTGAAGGATGAGCAGACCAACAGAAGACTGAGCATTTCACAGTATAATGCTACCCATAAGGGAAGCGGACGTGGACGATCAGGCGGCGGTGGAGGCTCTTCTGCCAAATACGTAACTTGGGATGCAGAAGGAAGACCTCATTACGCATCCAACAAGACGATGTATGAAGCCAATGAAGCCTACTACAATGGTAATACTTCTGGCAATTCATCTACTTCAAGCAGCAAGGAAGTGTTCAATAGGGACGGCTCTACTACAAGAACCACCAACAGACTAAGCGGTTCTTCTGTTGCACAGAGAGCAGGAGCGCAGCGAAGACAGAGGGAAGAAGCCAGAAAGAGAGCATCAAAGTCTGCCGGCAAGTCGAAGAACGGATATAAGAATACAAAGAAACTTGGATTATAAACATTAATATATAAAATATGGCTGGAGATAAATTTGACCAACTTTATAACGCCTTGAAAGCCGATGGCGCAGTATCGGGAACTAGAGAACATTTCAGAAAGTTCGTGTATGCGCCTGGCAAGCAGGGCTATCATAACAGAAAGCAGCTCTATGATGCGCTTCATGCTGATGGTGCTGTTTCCAGTAATTCCTATGAGGAGTTTGCGCAGCGGCTTGGACTCCATGCTGTAAATCCGAAGCCTCAGCAGAAGCCAGTAGTGCAGCAGAAGCCAATGACTACTTCGCAGAGGGCACAGAAGGTGGCAGCTCAGTATCAGCAGCAGAGGATTCAGACTCAGAGACCTCAGCAGCCTAGTAGGGCAACAGCTTCTGGTACAGACTACATGAAGAACTGGCAGTTGATGCACATGCGCAACGACCAGATGAACCCGATGCAGCAGGCTCAGGCTAGCAATATGCGCGCGCGCATGCAAAGAGCACAAGAGCAGGCTGCACGTCAGGAACAGCAGAGAGCTACCCCTATCAGCAGAAGCAGAATAACCCCTACTGCCAAGAACTTCAACGAGACGATGCAGCAGCTTTCTACTCCAGAGGCTAGACAGGCTAGAGCCAAGCAGCAGCGAGAGGATGATGCAAGAACTCTTGCTCAGTATGAGGTGGAGGGTAACAAGTTCGTAAGAAATGACGGTCAGTCCGAAGGTATTTTGGGTAATGATCTGCTCAAACTGGTAGATTCTTCCATGAATGAAGCGCAGGAGTTGACACGTCAGCAGTATCAGCAGAACCTTGACAAGATGGGCGGCATCTATGCACCGCAGTCTGTAAAGGAACAGGCTTTCCGCGATGCCCAGACTCAGGAGCAGGTGAACCGCCAGAACGTTCTGATGAACAATCTCAGCAGCAAAATCAACGAGATTTACTCGCAGAAGGGAATGCAGCGACATATTGCCGAGAGCGCAGAGAAACTTAACATGGGCGTGGAGGAATACGTTGACAAATACGTTACTCCAGAGATTATGAACTATGCTCAGAAGGCTTTGACGATGCGCAATCAGGAGGAAATCATGCCTCATGGTGCGCTTGACTATATTGCCAAGAACCTCAGCAACTCTATCATCGGTATGGTGCTGGCTCCATCTGTGATGTCTAGAGATACAAGACAGAGATTGCAGGAAGGTATTGCTATTGCTGATGGTGATGCGGAGATTCAGAAGGTTGCCGGTCACAAGGATGAGACCTATCGCTCGGGCATCGGTACGAGATTTGCATCTACTGCTGTAAACATGGCTGCAGATTCCGGTCCACTCGCTGTAATCGGCGCTGGCGCAAGTGCTGCCGTGAATACAGGAACCCGTGTTCTGACTAACGGACTGGTGAAGGCTGGCGTGATAAAGGCTGCTCAGAAACTTACTGCACAGCAGATGGCTTTCAAGGTGGCAAACATGACTACGGCACAGAAGATCATGTCGGGATTGGGCACTAGAACGGCTACAAGTTCGCTGAATCTTGCAGGATATTCGGGTGTGACAGCTGCTTTGAGTCAAGCTTCTACTGGTGACGATACTTCATTGCAGGCTATCGCTGAGGCTGGACTGAAAGGCGCTGAGCATGGTGCTGTAACTGGTGCTATGTTCGGTGTATCTGGTGCTGTGATGTCTCCTTGGGTTTCCAAGTTCGGAATCACCGGCATGGAGAAGAGTACTGGAGAGAGATTGCTTCATGGCACACAGAAGTTTGGTGCTACGGCTGCTGCTCTCGGCGTTGAGGCTGGAACCATGATGGTTGCCGACAACGTGACTGGCGACAAGGATATTTCCTTTGGTACTTGGTTGGAAGATGTTGTGATGGTGGGTGCTTTCAAGGCTGGCGAGCCTAGCAACTTCGTGAAGATGGGCAACATTCTGCATCATCTTACTCATAATGATAACCCTCATTTCGTGATTGGTAGAAACGACAACGGCTCCCCTATCGCCGTGGATATTCGTCTGACTCCTGACGAGAAGAACGAGTTGATTTCTTCTGCATCGGGCAAGAATCTGATGGATGCCTTTACAAAGGTGGACCGTGCATCGAAGACAGCTCCAAGAGACCCGAAGTATAAGACCGCTTACACGGATTTTATGAACGACCCAGGCGTTTCTCAGAGCACCAAAGAGAAGGTGAACGCAGCGATGGGACTGTTTAACACGACAAGAGGCAGAAGCTACCGCAGCGTGAACGATGTGAAAAATAAGCAGGTTCTGGAATACACCAAGAACGGAACGCTGCTTACACGTACCTCTTATAAGAATGCCGATGAGCGCAGAGCTATCCTTTACAAGCAGAAGCTTTATCGTGATAATGACGATATGATGTCGCTGATGGGCTACGCAAGGATGAAGGATATGCAGTTCATAGATGATGATGGAACTGTCACTAATCTAGCGTTTAGATTCCTTAAAGAAAACGGATATGACGAGAATAAGGATATTACAGACCCGAATAATGCCCGACTGATTAATGAGTTGCGCAACCAGAAGAGTGCGCTCTATCTTGACTGGGAAAAGTATGCGGACAAGAACGGTTTGCTTGGCTACCTCAGATCAGAAAGCAGAGGCTATACTAATAACTTCATGGCTTCTATCAAAGAAATTCTTGGTAAAGAAGGAAGCATTGTTATTGATATTGACAAAATCATGCGCAAGGACCCAATGAAGCGTACCGATGAGGAGAACAGAATCTTCTATCATGTGAAGAGAGCACTCGAAGATGAGCTTTTCCCTAGCTGGAGACCACACGCAGACCAGTCTGCCAGCCAAGGTAAGACGGTTGCAGAGGAGCATAGTCTGGGAACGGACAACCCGGATAGCGGCGTGGTAGTTGATGAGTTGCGCAACCTTCGCAATGCAGAACAGGCGGTTGATGAAGCAATGGAAAGCAACGATGTTTTCAAACAGACATTCGAGAAATTGCACCAGCAGGGCTTGACACCGGCACAGATTTACGATGCACTCATTCAGAATGGATTGACCCAAGAAGAGTTGACCCCACTTGCCCAATATATCAATGCGAACGCTAGAGTGCAGGGTATGCAGCAGGCTACTGCTGATGTCATAGAGGAAAACGTGAAGAGCTTTGTTTCTGATTGGAGATATCACGGAACATTGAACGGTCAGGCGATGAATGGCGAGCAAGTTTTGTACGTGCAAGACAGCACCGGAAGAACACTTCTTGTTGGTTCGGGTGATGTTGCCTTCGACCAGACTACAGGTAGAGCCAAGGAAGGTAGCGGCGATATGCTTGTCTGCTTCGACCCTAATACCAGGGAAATGGTTTATGTGAAGGCAGACGAGGTTACTCTGTTTCAGAATCAGCCTATCGACCAGTTTGCTGCAGAATATCGTCAGAGATTACAGATGAAGAACTCTGAGCCTTACAATCAGGCGGCACAGGAGCAGGCGATGCAGGATGCAGCCAAGCCTCAGCCAAAGGAGCAAGAGGCACCACAAGATAATACCACAAAATCAGAAGATAGTACCACAAAAGAGGGTGATTTAACAAAAGATGATACCACTTTAACAAAAGTTGATACCACATCGGGCGAAGATAATACCACAAATGAGGACTTAGTACCACAAGAGCAGCCTCAGCCTACCCGAAAGTTTGCCGATGGCTCAGATGTTCCTATGGCTACGGATAGCAAGGGAAGACCTACGCCAGACTATGCTAGTATGACTCCTGAGCAGAGTGCGGAGATTCTTACTGAGGATTTCGGGGAGAATGCTGAGAAGGTGGTGGACGGGCAAATTAAGAAAGCAGAGAAGGCTTTGAAGGATGCCGAGAAGATGAAGGTGGACTATACCGCCGAGCCTAACGACATCATGGAGCAGGAGACTTTGAAGACTAAGACCGTTGAGACTGCCAAGCAGCAGCTAGAGCACGCTCAGAATATCAAGAAGACTATGACAGCCAAGAAGGTTGCCGAGACCGTGGGTAAGACAGAACAGACTGAGGTCGCACATGAAGCTGGTAGCGTGGCTGCACAGAAGTTTGTGAATGCGCCTAGACTGGTGGGCAACAAGCGCACAAGAATGCTGCCTGACGGAGAGACCAAGATTAAGGGACACTATGAGATTGTGCCGGCTGAAAGTCTTACTCCTTCTCATGATGTGAATAACGGCTATAAGAAATCTGAGGGATTCCCTACCGATGCTGAGGGCAGAACCGTAAACGATCGTGACTATGAGCACGACAAGGCGGCTCAGCAGAATACGGACCAGATTGCCCGAAAGTATAACGGTATGGCTATCGAGCAGGTGCCAGTGGTATCTGACGAGGGTATCGTATATGATGGCAATGGTAGAACGATGGCAGGACAGAAGGCTGCAAAAGAAGGCACGGATGGCGAATACATCAACGACCTTCTGGAGAATGCCGAGAACTTCGGCTTCACAAGAGAACAGATTGAGCAGAGCGGTATCGAGCATCCACGTCTGGTATTGGTGACGGATGAGAGATTGCCATACGATGCGGCTACCTTCGCTAAGTTCAACAGAAACGAGAAGAAGACTCAGAGTAATACCGAACAGGCGGTTGCCAAGGCTAAGACCTTGACTTCTGACGAGGTAGGTGCTATTGTTGCCGAGATTGAGGGAAATGGTTCTCTTGATGCATTCTTTAACAATTCCAAGGCAATAAATGACTTGGTAAAGACGTTAGTAGATAAAGGCATCATCGGACAGAACGAGGTGGCACAAATGATGGATAGCCCTGAGCGCCTTTCAGCACAAGGCAGGGAGTATGTGAAGAACCTTCTTTTGGGTTCAATCTTCAAGCCAGAGACTATCAGAATGCTGGGCATCGACTCTACAGTGAAGAATAAGGCTATCAACGCTATCCGCTCGGTGATGGACAACATGAAGTTGGGCGAGTTCTCTCTTCGTGATGAGATTGATCAGGCTATCCAATTGCTCTATGAGGCAAGACAGGGTGGCAACAAGGTTGATACGCTGCTGAGGACACCATCCATGTTCGGTGAGGATGCAGCTAAGCGCTACCCTTCTATCTCTCAGATGATGGCTTTGGCTCTAGAAGGTAAGGTATCTGATTTCAGAGATTTGCTTGACGAGTACAACCGTATTGCTGCCGCTAGAAATACTGGCGAGGGCGATGTATTCGGTGAAACACCTACCAAACCAGAGTTGATAAAAGAATTTATGGACTTTAAAAAATGGCAAGATTATGGAACAGGACATTCAGAAAATGAAGGAGGCAATGATGTTTCAGGCGTTGAAGAACCTCAACAAGAAGCATCAGGAGGAAATGAACCAGCAGAAGCAGGAACAGAACCAGAGCTCCCAAGAGTAGAAGAACCAGACGACTTAGTAAACAAAGAACTTGAAAGTCGTATTAAGGTTACCGACGAGGAAACCGAGACCCCATCAAAGTACGGTCCTATCATGAAGCAAAAGATTGTGATTGATGGAGACAAGGAAGTGATGAAGGTTGATGAGCCTAACAAGAAGGGCGAGTACACTGGGTCTTACTATGAGTATGATGGCAAGAAGTTTGGCGATCTGAATGAGGTTACTGAGTATATTGACAGCAAGAATGAAGAAGGTCCTCTCCCACTCCTTCCAAAGGAAGAGAAGCCAGACCCTCAGTTTAACCCGATTGAGGCAGCTGCAGCAGAGTTCAAGAAGGAGCATCCTCTGACTGAGGAGGAAATCATGAAGGCAGACGTGGACGATTTATCCAAGGATATGGCCTTGGACTATCTGAACGGAGAAGTGACAGACGATTTGCACCGTGCTATCTACGAAAGCATCTATGCTAAACGCAAGGGACTGAAGGCTGAGACTCCTAAAGCTGAACCATCCGCTGACCCAATGGAAGCTTTCAAGAATGCTGCAGAAGGGTTCGAGAAGGAGAAGAAGGCTAAAGCAGAACAGCCAAAGAAGCCTCAGCAGACTGCTGACGATGAAGCGGTAGCGGCTTCTAACAAGAAGGTTAATGACCTTTGGGATATGCTCAAGAATGCCGGCAAGGATGAAATGTCTGCTTCGTTCATCGGTCTTAACTCTAGACAGCTGGAAGTGTTGCCTAAGCTGGTGAGCGCCATGGCAGAGAATGCTTATCTGAGAATCAAGAGAGGTATGCACAATCTTGAAGACGTGGTGAAGGAAATGCGCAAGGAGTTTGCTCCTGCTTCCAAGATTTTCAAGAAGGAAGACGTGGATGCTATCTATGAGCAGATGATGAATATCCGCTATCGTGATGGCGAGCAGCGCATGAGCTTGAAGGAGTGGGCTGACTACTACGAGAAGACTTCGCCTAAGCATCAGGAGAATCTGGTGGGTGACTCCAAGACTGCCGAGGAAAGGAAGATGGCTGAGAAGAAGTTTATTGATGTCGTGAACCTACAGTTGGGCTTCAAACATAAGTTTAACGGTATTGTTGAGCTGAGAAAGATAGCTGAGAGAGTTGGTTTGAAGGATATTAAGGACACAGACCTTCAGGAGCTTGCTGAAACTGCCATTGTTAAGCGAGCAAGAGGTGTCGCTTCTTCTGAATCAACCAATAATGCCGAGAAGTTCAAACGCATCAAGACACTCTATGAGAACCAGCCTAGCCTCAACCAGCGTGATTCTGAACGAGTGATGAAGCAGCAATACTCTACCCCTGCTCCTTACGCCTTCCTTGCAGACATGTATGTGAAGGGCAAAGGTAAGGTGATTGACAGCGCCCTTGAACCAAGTGCCGGTAACGGTATGCTAACTATCGGTCTTCCGATGGATAAGGTACATGTGAACGATATTGATACCCAGCGATTGGCGAATCTGAGAAGACAGGGCTTCAAGAACGTGACCAGTCAGGACGGGACACAGCCTTTCAAGGTAAAGCCAGTTGATATTGTGATTACAAACCCACCATTCGGTAGTGCTACACCAAGAGACTATGACGGCTACAAGATTTCTTCCCTGGAAGGACAGATGGCTATCAATGCCTTGGAGAGCATGAAGGGTGACGGTCGTGCTGCTATCATTATCGGTGGCAACACGGAATACGCCAAGAACGGAAGTCTGAAACCAAAAGACAAGGCTTTTCTTGGTTATCTCTATAGCCACTATAATGTGGAGGACGTGATTAATGTGGATGGCGGTCTCTATGCAAAGCAGGGAACCAGCTACCCTACACGTATTATATTAATAAACGGAAGACGCTTGGACGAGAATGCCTTTCCACCAGTGAAGGATAAGGCTAGAGCCGAGACCGTGAAAGATTATGACGAACTTTATAAACGAATTGAAGATGATATACTACGAGGTGAACGGATGGATTCTTCCATCGGAGGAGAAACAAGAAGTACTCAACCAGAACTTGATAAACAAGGCGCTGCTGGTGCTCCTAAAGAGAGAGTACGAGCAGGAGAACGAGGAGGAAGCAAACCAGATGGTGAGCGAGAGTCTGACCTATTTGACTCCACTTCCGTATCAGGAACCCATGATGACTTGGAAAATCAACGAGGAACCGAGCCAAGAGAAGATGGAGGATTTCCTGATGGAGATAGTGGAACAGACGGAACAGGGACAGAGCCTTCTCCAAGCAAAGAACCTACCACTGGAACCAATGAGCAGCGAGGAAATGGATCAGGAGGAGCTGGACGGAATGACGCTCAGCCAAGTACTGATGAACCTGCCAGCACCGGGAGCGGAAGCGGACCACGGGGACAATTACAGCGGGTGGACAAATCCGTACGTGGACTAAGCACCGAGAAAGTTACTTACGCCCCAAAGAGTGAAAATCCATTCACTCTGAAAGCTGTTATGCCTGCCGATCAGCAGGAGGCAGTAAACAAGAATCTCGAAAAGTTGGGCGATGCCGACCAGTTCCTTGTTGATGAACTGGGCTATAATGATAAGGATGATTTGTATTCTCATCTTGCAGCAGAGCAAGTTGACTCTGTAGCTCTTGCCTTGCAGCAGGCAAAGAAGGGCAACGCATTCATCATCGGCGATATGACTGGTATCGGTAAGGGAAGACAGGCTGCTTCACTTATCAGATATGCCAAGAAGCAGGGGCAGGTTCCTGTATATTTCACTAAGACCGCTGGATTGCTGAGTGATGTTTACCGTGACTTGGTGGATATTGGAAGCCCTGAGCTGAGACCATTCGTATTCGGTAGCGCCAAGGAAGCAGCCATTACCGACTCAGACGGAAAAGTTGTATTTGCTTTGCCATCGAAGAGCGAGGTGAAGCGAGTGCTTGATTACATCGAAAAGAACGGCAAACTGCCAGACGAATACGACTATGTATTGACTACTTACAGCCAAGTAAGCAATGGTGTGTATGAGTTTGACGAGAATGGTGCCAGAAAAGAGAAGAAACTTGCGAAGGGTAAGACATTCGGCGCTGCTGCCCTTAGCGGACAAAGAAGACGTGATGCTATTGAAAAACTGATGGGTAACGCCTATCTTATCCTTGACGAAAGCCACACGGCTGGTGGCAATAGCGGTCAGGGAAACTATTTCCAACACATTATTCAGAAGGCAAAGAACGTTACCTTCTTCTCTGCAACCTTTGCCAAGAGACCAGACAACATGCCTATCTACGCTTTGCGTACTGCCATGAACGAGGGCGGTATGAAATCATCCGATTTGATTGATGCGGTGAAGCGTGGTGGTGCTACCTTGCAGGAAATCATGAGCCAGACCTTGACGCAATGCGGTCAGATGATTAGACGTGAGCGAGATATGACTGGCGTAACCATCGACTGGAAGGCTATTGATGATCCTGAGCGAGTGCAGGAGCAGCGAGAACAGTATGATAGTATCATCGGATTGTTTAATGATATTATCAATTTCCAAAAGAAATACGTTTCAAATTACGTTGATGAGCGTAATGATGAGCTGGCTGCCATTCAGTCTACTATTGGAATCAAGAAGGGTACGGCTGCCCTGGGAATCAAGAATCAGCCTTTTGCCAGCAAGGCGTTCAATACCGTTCAGCAAGTTCTTCTCTCGTTGAAAGCGAAGTCTGCTGCAGAACGTGCCATTGACTATTTGAAGCAGGGTATGAAGCCTGTGATTGCGTTGAATAATACCAATGAATCGCAGACTGGCAATCTTGCGCTTGGCGAGGAAATGGACGCACCAGACTTGGGTACATCTTTAAAGAAGGGTCTTGAAGGTACACTTCGCTATACACAGAAGGACGCAAAGGATAACAGCGAGAGCGGTTACATCAAGCTTTCGGACTTGGGTGATGAGGCTGTTGAGGCTTATCACGAACTGGAAAGGAAGATTGAACAGACAAGTACCGGTCTTTCACTCTCCCCTATTGATGTTATCAAGAACGAGCTGCAGAAGGCTGGCTATAAGGTTGGCGAGCTGACCGGTAGACAGACCGAGTTCGTTTATAACGACAACGGAACTGTTACCAAGGTGAAGCGTGCTGATACAGACAAGAAGAAACTCGCGCGCGACTTTAACGATGGCAAGATTGATGCGCTTATTCTCAACAAGAGTGCAGCAACCGGTATTTCCCTTCATGCTTCTAGCAAGTATAAGGACCAGAAGAAGCGTGTGATGATCGTGGCTCAGCAGCAGCTTGACGTAAATGACGAGGTACAGATGCGTGGACGTATCGACCGAACCGGTCAGGTGGCTAGAGGTGCATACGAATATGTAGTTTCTCTTATCCCTGCCGAGCAGCGCCTGCTGATGATGTTTAAGGCTAAGTTGAAGTCACTTGATGCCAACACTACTTCTTCTCAGAAGAGTAAGTTCAACGAAATGGAAGTTGCCGATATTACCAATAAATATGGTGATAAGGTGGTTAAGGAATACATGGCAGAGCATCTTGACCTTTATGCACGCATGGCTGATCCATTCGGATGGGAAAAGACTTACGGTGATGATTTGAGTAGAATCAACCCACAAAACCTTGTTGCCAGTGGTGGAGGTGTCGGTGATGGTGAAGCTGGCGCTGATGCAAGCAAGTTGCTTGGACGTATGGCATTGCTGAGAGTAAACGAGCAGGAGAAGATGTTGCAGGAGATTGGCGAGCTTTACGCCAACGAGATTCAGCGACTCAACGAAATGGGCGAGAACGATTTGGAGATTACCGAGCTGCCACTGAAGGCTAAGACTATCCACAAGGAAGTATGGAAGCAGGGCGCTGAGCCGGGCGGTGATAACGCCTTTGCCGACAACACCTATATAGAAAAGGTGAACATGGCTATCTTGAAGAAACCGATGAAGGCATCTGAGGTGAAGGCTTCACAGAAAGGATTGACTGGCGGCAAGACTTGGGATGAATACAAAACCGAGAAGAAGACTGCCGTGAAGGAATACTTCGACCAGAAGATTGCGGACGAGACTCAGAGGTATGAGGAGCGTGCGGTGAAGGCTGCAACCAAGGCAAAAGAGAAGTATATCAAGGATGGAAAGAAGGGTCAGGAGAAATCGGGCATGACCGATGAGCAGATAGAAAAGAATGCTGAATATCAGTACGAGACTATCTACAAGCAGGAGAAGGATAAGCTGGATGATGTAGTGAAGAACTTGAAGGAGAAGGCAGAAATGTTTGACCGTGTTCTTGACACCTTCGACACCAACCAGACTTTCGTTCTGCCTACGGATATGAATAACCCTAACGAATTGAGCGGATTCGGTAACAGTTACGGTAGACTGATTGACATCAAGATTACTGATAACTTCTCGCCTAACGCCTCTTCTGTTTCCTTCGCTACCTTGGATGGCAGAAGGAAGATTACCTTCCCTATCGCAGGTAATGTGGGAGCAGGTGACAACAAGGCTGATGTTATCAGTGCCATCGACAACATGACTAAGCAGGCAATCGGTATGGGAGACAGCCATCTCAGAGTATTGAACCAAAACTTTGATAACTGGGATAGACTGACTAGCAATGAGAGCCGCAAGAATGGCTATATTGTGACCGGTAATCTGATGCAGGCTCTGGTTGACAGTAAGGATCAGGGCTTGGGCGGTCAGCTGGTGAAATATACTACAGATACTGGCGAGGTGAAGACTGGTATCTTGATGCCGGACCGCTTCGACCCTAAGGGCCTAACCAATGATGCGCCTATCAACAGCGTGGCAGATAAGTTTGAGCTTTCATCATGGCATGGTGGTATTGATGAAGTTACTTCATCGGATGGTGAAGTAAAGGTGAAGCGCATAGATAACTATCGTGGCAACTTCTACGAGCTTCGTGTACCGAAGAGCAAGGCGAAGGGCGGCAAGTACTTCATGGATGAAGATTTGCTGAAACTTGTTAATGGCAATAACTTCGAGACAAGAGGTAACAATATGCTTGCAGAGTTTAAACCTGAGCAGTTGAAGCCAGTACTGAACCGTCTGTCTAAGATGGGCGTAAAGGTGCAGGAGGAGCGCAAGACTTCTGAGGATGAGGGCACCCACTTCCGTGAGGAAGAGCCTCAGGAGATAGAATTGACAAAGGATGAATATGCGGTGTTGGCTCATACTATAGACTCTTCACACAAAAACTATAAGCGGGGAAAAGTCAATTATGAGTACACTGCTGATAATTTTTATGTATTCAAATACAATAAATACAATGATTATAACGTTTATCAGAAAATCCCTATTGATGGGAATGAAGAATTAATTAATTATATTAAAAATGGAATCAACAAAGAAACTATCAGAAATCCAAGAGATATTGATTCAGCTCTTGAAGCAGGTTGGGATGGACGAAACGGGCATTATTGGGACTCTACTTCTAATCAAGAAGGACGTGGAGGCTCAGTACGACCTGGCGAGGTATCTTCACTTCGGTCACGCCACGGAAGACCAAGTGATGAACGTATGGGTGAAGAACTATCTGATAGCCCATCCTCAGCAGTCAACAACCACATCGAAAGAATAGCTCAGAAGACTGGTGCAAAGGTGAACATGGTTTCATCGGTTGATGAAATCACCAACAAGGCGGCTAAGGCAGCTGTTGAGGAAGGTAGAAAGATTACTGGCTGGTATGACGAGAAGACTGGCGAGGTACATCTTTATATGCCTAATATCCACGACAGATATACTGCCGAGAAGACTATCTGGCATGAGGTAGTAGGACACAAGGGAATGAGAGAGTTGTTTGGTGAAGACCGATTCAATCAGTTCCTTCGTGATGTTTGGTACGACTTGGATAAGCCTGAGAATGCCGAATTGAAGAAGCTGGTGGATGAGGAGAGAAGATACAATCCTCTGAATATCTATGATGCCATAGAGGAAGGTATCGCCCGACTCGCCGAGGATGGCAAGGGTGAACCGGGCTTCTGGAATGGTATCAAGAATAAGGTATCTGATTTCCTTCATGAAATCGGTTATCGTATTGCCCCTAATACTAAAGATGTGAAGTACTTGCTCTGGTTGAGCAAGAACTTGCAGAAAAATCCGAATGACCCTTATTGGAAACTGAGAGCCGAGGCGGTGAAATATCGTCTCGACCATGATCGTGTGCCTGCTGTCGTGGCGCATGATGGTATGTTCTACGGAAATGACGGTAAGGTCCGCAGTATGGAGAGCATGACCAAGAGCGAATGGAACGAGGCTACAGACGGACAGATTCACTTCCGTACTACCCCATCTGCCGGCACTGCACTTGACAGATACCACCGTTCGCTGGATGAGCACGGCTATATGTTCACCGAGAGCTATATGGATAATATGCTTTCGTTGAAGAAGCTTATGAATGCGATTGTTCCTGACAAGAAAATTGAGGATATTGCCTCTTCGGAAAATCCTTATATACTGCAGAATACCATGCAGGGAGCGATGAGTGATGCAGCCCAGATGTTCGAGCGCAACGTGATGAAGCCTCTAGATAAGGCGATGGCTGACGTGCTGGATGCTTTTGACGGCAAGAAGGACGATGAGAAGATTAGAAACTTCAATCTCTATATGATTACCAAGCACGGCTTGGAGCGAAACAGAGTGTTCTTTGTCCGTGACTTCCTCAGACAGATGAGAATGGACGAGAAGAAGAAGCAGGATGCAGACATCTTGGAGAACCGCTGGAGTAACGAGAAGGAACGTCTGGATAACGAACTGAATGCTGGTAACATCGACCTGAAGGAGTACTACAGACAGATGGACGAGTTTATCAACAACGAAATCGACCCAGACTATAAGGCTGGCGAACACGACTATTCGGGCATTCACGCTATACAAGAGGTAGCAAAGTCTTCTGACCCATACGATGATGCAGAGGCTATCGCTAGCGTGATGGATTCGGAAGCGAAGATGGAGAGTATCAAGAAAGGTGCTGTGAAGGACTATTGGGATAAGGTGAAGGCTGCTACCCAGTATTCTATTGACAGCGACTACAAGAACGGAATCATCAGCAGAGAATTGCATGGCCACGTATCTAATATGTTCAACTGGTATGTGCCTTTGAGAAAGTATGATGAAGCTACTGCAGAAGATACTTATGGCTACATTACTGAGCAGGGAGACCCGAAGAGTTACATCGGAAGCACGATCATGAGAGCGAGAGGACACAAGTATCTGAGTGAGACAAACGTGCTGGCGCAGATTGGTGCGATGGGTAACAGAGCTATCAAGAATGGTGGTATGAATGCCATCAGACAGGCGTTTGCGAGATTCGCGCGAAATAATTCGGGCAACAATCTGATTACAGAAACGAGTGTATGGTACGAGAAGGACCCTATGACTGGCATCGTATATGAGCGCTATCCTGATATTCCAGAGGATGCTACCCCAGACGAAATCAACCAGATAGTTGCAGACTTCAATACGGACATGAAGGCAAAGGCTGCACAGGGCTTGGCATCGAAGGTTTACCGCAGGGGCAGTATCGGCTATAAGTTCCAAAGAGCTGAAAATAAATCACAGCATATCGTGGACGTGAAGATTGCCGGCAAGACCCATTCCTTTATTATCAACGGAAATCCTAGAGCGGCGCAGGCATTGAATGGGTTGCTGGAGAACTCTAGCGCCAAGGAATTCATGAAACCTTTGAGCACAATTTCTAGAATGATGGCACAGCTCTGTACATCCTATAACCCTGAGTTCGTGATGAGAAACGCCTTCCGTGATGCTGAGTTTGCTTCAAGCAACGTTACATCGAAGGAAGGCGCAAGATACGGGGCGCTTTGGGCTAAGTACTACGCACAGCTGGGTCTGTATAAGGGCGCATCGAATATCAGCTTGAAGGATTTCAGCGGTTCTACCGGTTTGGGATTGTTCGCCAAGTATCGTAACGGCACACTTGATACTTCTGACAAGGTTCAGAGATACTTCAAGGAGTTCATGGAGAACGGCGGTGAGACTGGTTGGGTTCAGATCAAGAACATGAAGGACTGGACCAAGGAATACAAGAAGGACGTGAAGGACGAAAGAAGCAAGCTGAACAAGGGTGGTGAACTGGTACGTGATTTCTTCTTCGGTAACTTGGAGAACGTGAATGAGGTGGCAGAGAATATCGCCCGATTCACTACTTACTGTACGAGTCGTGATTACGGACGCTCCGTTATCCGCTCTGTCTATGATGCCAAGGAAGTATCTACCAACTTCAACCGCCATGGTAGCGGCGATGCTGTCAAGAGTTTCAAGAACGGTGAAATGACTGGAACCAAGGCTGCAAGAAGATGGGCATACGGATTTACTTCCGGCTATCTCAGACATTGCTCCATGTTCTTCAACGCTGGTATTCAGAGTACGAACCTTCTTGCGAAGAACTTGAAGAATCATCCTGTAGGAACTTCTATCAACATGCTTGCCATTCCTTTTGCACTCGGTGCGCTGGCTGCACTTGGAAACAATGTGCTGATTGCGAGTGAGGAGGAGAAGGACAGAAAGGGCGTGAAGGACCCATACGGTGAGCTGCCTGACTACGTGAGAAGGAACAATCTCTGCATCTACAAGGGTGGTGGCGAGTTTGTGACCATTCCGCTTGCCATCGAATTGAGATCCTTCTATGGCTTGGGTGACTTGGCTGCAGGCTTGACCTTCTCGCCAAACGTAAGCGGGCAGAAGAATCCATACTTTGATGCAGTAGGCTGTATGTCGCAGCTTGTTCCTGTGATGGACTATCTCGGTAACTCTTCGGCTGGCAAGGAGCCATTGAATGAGACGATCAAGGCTATCTCTCCTTCTGCCCTATCTCCATTCATTGAATGGGAGTTAAATACAGACTGGAAGGGTGTACCGATTGAAAGACGTGGCGACTGGAACGAAAATTCCCCTGCTTGGCAGAGAGCCTACAAGGGTATTCCTGACGGATATATGGCTGTGAATAAATGGGTGAATGCCCAAACAAACGATGTAGCCAAGGGTAACGAGGATATGCTGGGCAACAGTTTCCTGGATATGGTAACGAACCCTAGTATGCTGAATCTTTACATCGGTGGTATCGGTGGTGGCGCTGCTACCTTTACAGAACGGCTTATCGGTGTTATTAAGCATGGAAGCGATACGGAAACCAAGGATATTCCTTTCCTTCGCTCTCTTCTCTATACGCCAAGCGAGCAGAGCAGCTTGCAGCGAACCAAGAGCAAGTGGTATAACTACAAGGACGAAATGGAGAAGGCTATGGCCAACGTGGACCGCCTGAAATCGAAGAACGTTCCGCTTGACAAGAGAATCACGAATATCGGGGAGTATTATCACTTCCAAAACTCCAAGGAAGCTGCCAAGGTTAGAGTAATCGAGCTGGCAGAGAAACAGATGAAGCGATGGAAGAAGATGAGGGATAAGGCGAGCGATACCGAATCTATTAACTTCGCGAATCAGAATATTGATAGAATCATGATGGATGCGGTAGATGAACTGGATAGATTGGAATAAATAAATAAAGAAAGGAGTGGGCGCAAGGCTCACTCCTCTTTTGTTTATAATCCTAATGCCTTTGTATGAGACATTTTGTTTTCTCCCTTTGTCAGCTTTATTGCATCTGATTCATAGAAACATCTAGAACAGAAGCAATCAATGTAAGGCGTATATTTATAGTAGTGTACTTCGTTTACACTATATCCTTTTTTAATTAATGGGCAAGAACTATTCGAATGAATGGTTTGCTTGTGATTAGACAAATCCCTTTCTATGAAAACGTAATTGCCTAACTTAGTTGGCATAAAATAATATACAACAATTAGTACCATCCCAAAGAATAGCAAGGCTAACAAACGCACATGCAGCCTTCTTATTTTCGGAGCGAAGTGCATATCATACATTTCTTTTTTAGAAACTATTGCACCGTTTGTTTTACCTACTGTACATATACGATACAATGACAGACAGAATAAAATAAACAGAACCGCAAATATAATAACCAAAATAATTGTTTCCATACGCTATGATGTAATTTTCTGCAAAAGTAGCGAAAATATTGATAGGTTGTATCGGTTGCTGGTGGTTTTCTTTACAGTTTAGATTATTGCTAAATAAATGAGCAGGAGGCGACTCAGCATAAAATGCTGAGGAACAGCGGCTTTAGGGGCGAAAATTTTATTTTGAGCATAGTTAGGCAGGGTGATGGGTTCTTCGTAACTTTGCACCAAGTTCAATAGTGGACGAAACGATTAATCTATCATTTATTATGTCAGAATCTAAGACATACATCTTTGGTGAAAACCAAAACGGAGGTTCAAACGGAATGCTTGGACTTCTTGCTCCTCTGCTCCAGAAGCAGGGTGTAGATCCAAATGTACTTCTCGCCATGAAGGGTAATAATGGCTTCGGCGGTGAAGGTGGTTGGTTCATGTGGGTTATATTCCTCTTCTTCCTTATGGGTTGGGGCGGCAATGGCTGGGGCGGCTTCGGTAATAACGGTCGTGGCGGTCTTGCTAACGAGATTAACAACGACAATGGTCGTGCCCTCTTGATGGATGCCATCGGTGGCAACCGTAATGCGCTCAGCAATTTGGCAACTCAGCTTAACTGTACCGAGGGACAGATTCAGAATGCCATTTCTGCTTTGACTTCTCAGGTTCAGAGTGTGGGCAATCAGGTAGGTATGAGCGGTATGCAGACTATCAACGCTTTACAGCAGGGCAACATGCAGATTGCTCAGCAGATTGCAAACTGCTGCTGCGAGAACCGCTTGGCTATCTGCCAGCAGACTGGTACCTTACAGAATGCCATCAACAACGTGGCTGTAGGTCAGGAGCGTGGCTTCTCTAACGTAGCTTACGAAACCCAGCGCCAGACTTGCGATTTGCATAATGCCATCAAGGAAAGCACTCAGACCATCGTTGACGGTCAGAAGCAGGCTGAGATGCGCGAAATGCAGAACAAGATTGATTCTCTGCGTGAGGAGAACAGCACCTTCAAGTCTTCTGCAATGACTTCTCAGATTGTAGGTCAGGCAGTAGCACCTATCAATGCGGTACTGGCTGGTCTTCAGAACGAGGTTGCAGGTATCAAGTGTAAGTTGCCAGAGACCGTAACCACCCCTTACAGCCCATTCACTGCGGTTCCTAACTGCGTGGCTTATCAGGCTGGGTTGTACGGACTGAATGCTGCTAACAACGGATTCTGGGGTTAAAGAAAGGAGGCTGCTATGTTATGGTTAAGACCTTATACATGGGTGAATCGTAACGGTTCGGCGGCTATCGCTTCTACAGGCGTGGCGGTGAATACTGCCAATGTGGTGTTCACCTTTAAAAACCACGCCTTCGTGAATGCCAACTACAGAGGAACGATTTTCGTGAATCTGAAACAGGCTATTCCGACAGGAACGACTGGTACGCTGCCTATCCTTTTCGAGACCAACGGCGCAACCCAAGCTGTAACCAAGTTCAATGGTGAAGCTTTGACGGTTGCAGACGTGCCGGGAACTGGAGTGGTTCAGCTCTGGTTTGAGAGAGACACTAACACCCTTCAACTTATGACGGGTATTGTTTAACAACAGAATAGATAATAGGAGATTACATTATGTTTCAAGGTTTAAGAACAAATTCTTTATTCTATGTGCTCGACAAGGGCGAAAACCCGAACTTGCAGATTGGTCAGGTTGTTTCGGTCAGCAACCCTCAGACAAAATACCCAACCTTCAATAATGGCTTCACGCCTCAGCCTATGGAAACTGTGGTTGATGTGAAGGTGAAGATCAATGACGAGGAAGTGGATTTCAAGCAGCTACCTGCCAACGGACAGATAGCCAACGACAAGAATCTTGTAGTGAGCGACAATAAGGAAGCCATGAGTGCGGAGGTCGATGCGATGCTGAGACAATCCAAGGCGATACTGGAGAGCGTAGATTACCATGAGAGAGTCGTTAAATCTTGTGAGGGAATGCTACTGCAGCTCAACCCCCAGATAGCCAAGGAGAAGGAACAGGCTGAGAAGATTTCCAAGCTGGAAGGTAAGGTTTCCGGCATGGAAGGCAAGCTCGACAAGATGATGGGATTGCTCGAGCAGGCTGTTAACAAGTAATCTCCTACCCTATCTATTCACTTTAAAAATCTTATGATTATGATAATGGTTGAGATTACAGAAGACAAGTTTGATGGCTTGTATGATAACGTAGAGAAGGGCTTGCGCTACTTTGGCAAGGCTATGAGCTGCCTTGATGAAATGAAGCGTGAAGGTAGACGTGACCGATACGGCGAGCGCAACCGCATGCCCGATTACAGAGGTCGTGGAGGTAGAAGTGGTATGCGAGAGCATGAAGAGTACGACGACATGCGCCAACGTGAAGACCGTGGACGTGATTACAGAAGTGATTACGGAGAAGATTACTAATTAAGTGAAGAGTGAAGAACGAAGAGTGAAAAATTCATTTGCTTTTCCTCTTCACTCTTTTCATTTTAAACGATTGAGATTATGGGAACAAAATACAGACAATCATTAAATGCCTACGATTACCAGCCAGAGGAAATGAAGGCTTACCTGAGATACAACGGCTGGCACTTCAACAAGAAGATGTGTGAGTGGGCAGTGAAGCAGATGCGGAAGAACGGTAAGCCTATCCGCATGATGAGCAAGGATGATATTGAGGACATCTTGAAGAAGAACAATATCGTGCTGGAGAACAATGTGGGATATGATGCGGTTTACATCGCACACATGTGCCTGGCTGATTTTTACGGCTCGTCCATCACAGAAGAGAAGCAGATGGCTCAGTTCATCAAGGACTACGTGGATGATGAGGATCAGCAGGATGGTTTTATCTTTAACAGATTCTATGCGGACACATCATTCAACGGTATTGGCATTCCTTGGGAAGAGATTTTGTAAAATATGACAGAGCAGGAGATTTACTTGGAGCGGTATGACTGGACGGTACATATAATGTATGATGTTCACTCAAAGGATGCCATGAAGGTAAGAAGGTATCTTCGGGATTTGGGGTGCAGCGGCATTCCTCTCGAAGATGCCTGTAATCTTGTGCTCAAAGGTGAACCAAACAAAGGGATAACCTATTCCAATGTTGATACCAGAAAAACGGTAGTGGTAATCGGCTGGACCACTTCTAAAGCAGAATATATGAACAGCCTCAGCCATGAAATGCTGCATGTGGTTCAGCATATTTCTGAACAGTTTTTGATAAATATGTATGGGGAGGAGGCTTGCTATTTGCTTGGTGGGCTGATTCAAGCGACTACGAAAAAGTGAATCTCCTTCCGGAAAATCTAGCAACGTAGACTTTATCAACATGATAAGGCATTGCTGAATTTGCAGACTAATCCAAAGCTAAACTGATAAAACAAAAGAGCTAGGTTTCCCTAGCTCTTTTTAATAATCAAATACTGCACAAAAAGACATAGAATACGATCCGCTGACATTATCAGAAGTTAACTTTGTTGAGCGAAGATTAAGTATAAGATAATATTTATTTAAGTGGATATTCGATAGTCCTCCATATACAAGAACACCATTATACTGAATATTATATAAAGCACCGTCGTCATACTTCGTAAATTCAATATCATTTCCAGGCGTATAAAAATATTTAGTGCTAGAAAAAAAAGGACTTGAGCCGTTGTTGTTGAATAACTTAATCAAATCCACGGCTTCATCAAAAGATAATATTTTTCCTTTTCTACCATTAAAAGTTCTTGACATAACAGATTTTAATGAATTAGCATCAGATTCAGCATATTCGGAAAGTAATTTACTCATAGAAAGAGGACACCAACTTTTGTTAGTGGAACTATCAAAATATCCACCATCTCCTACAGCGTTTGGAGAAGAAAGTCTGTGAATACTTTCATGTTCAAGTTTTAACGGAATTATTATTTTATAACGGTATCCAATACACAATAAACCAAATATATTGCTAGTATCAGGCATATAAAACGCATTTAATGTTAAAACCTTGTCGTCATTAGTGATAGCATAAACGCCATAAGTTGGATTATGGACTTCCAGCACATTGTAATCTTCATTATATATTGTATTTCCTTTTATTGCGCCAATTCCATCCAGTTTTGTCTTATCTGCAGCAGACATCAATCCATCCGCACTTGCGGTGGCATTCCCAAGATCTGAAATCTTGCTCTTCGGGATGCTCGGAATGTCGGCTGCGACAAGCTTTCGGAAGGTTGCCGTACCATTACTACCGTTAGGTGCAGCCAATACGGTATTGGCAGATCGCCCGGCAGGAGATATATACTTAGCGTCTGCCTCTGTCTTCGTATAGTAGTTCGCGAGAGACTGGTGCGAAGTAAGGTAGCCAGAATCATTTTGCAGCTGGCTCACCTTTGTAGGAATCTGCGAGGTCTTGGCGTATGCAGAGAGGTCTTGGTGGGACGTCAGGAAAGTCGCTCCCTTTGTGACTGTTACCGTCTTGCCAGACTTTGTGATGGCAGTGATAGCATTTCCTGTTCCTGTAGTGTTGACTGCATTCACGTATCCGTCAAGGGACTGGTGGGAAGTCAAGTAATTACCCCTTGGCTGATATGCGGTTTCAGCTGCGGACTTTGTGAGGTACGCATCCAAGCTTTGGTGCGAGGTAAGATAGCCAGAATCATTTTTCAGCTGGCTCACCTTGGTTGGTATTTGCGAGGTCTTGGCGTATGCAGAGAGGTCTTGGTGGGACGTCAGGAAAGTCGCTCCCTTTGTGATGGCGATAGTTTTATCTGTCTTGGTGATGTCCGTCACGGCGTTACCTGTGCCTGTAACGGATATATCGTTGACGTACCCATCGAGTGACTGGTGAGAGGTGATGTAGTTTCCCCTTGGCTGATAAGTGTTCTCTGCATCCGTCTTGGTGAGGTAAGAGGCGAGGGATTGATGCTCGGTAAGGTAGCCAGCATCATTCGTGAACTCGCTTACCTTTGTCGGGTGGTTCTGAATCTCGGTCCAATCGAGGGCGCTCTTTAGAGCAAGCGTACCAAGCTTTCCCCTGACGTAGGCAAAGAGCTGGCTCATCGGGCGGCGATGGTAAGTAACGGTAGTAGTTCCACCTCCTGCGAACTGTGACACATAGTAATCCCCATCCTCAGGAATACTGTCAGAAGAAGCAGTACTTAATGCGTTGACGAGTGCATTTGAAGCATCATTCAATGTAGCCTTTCCTGTACCACCACGCTCAACTGCGAGCACACCAGAATTAATGTCCTCTGCACTATGCTTGTGCGCACTAGGGGTATAAGCATCAGGCTTTCCTGTGATGTTTTCCCAAGCAATAGAGCCTGCCGAGCTAGCGAAAGCCACGGTGAGAAGTTTCGTCACCCCACCAATGACGAGGGAAATCTGGTTGCTGTCGGTGTTTGTGAGGCTGGTGAAGATCCCATCCAAGTGAACACCGTCTAACTTGTCGGCATCTGCAGCCTTGCCATCTGCGGATTTGAGGTAATCGGCGAGTATAGTGTCAATTTGCTTCTTGGTATATCCGTCTATGATGCCATATCCTGCCAAAGTGGTAGCCCTGTCTGCCTTCTTCGTGATGGCATCTTGGATGGTGGCGTGCAAGGTATCGTCCGCTGCAAGCTTATCAGCAATCTCCTTTAAAGTATCCAGAGCCTCTGGTGCTCCACCAATCAGGTCAGAGAGAGCCTTTCGGAACGAACCTTCCACCTCGGAAGAGCCGTTGATGATGTTGATGATGTCACGCAAAGCCTTTTCCTCAACCTTGGCACGGTCAGCCTCGCTTGCAAGGTCGGAAGCGAGGGCATAGCTTGCCAGCGCAGACTCCAGTGCGTACTGGTCGTGCGTGTGGGTGGTGATGTTTCCGGTGAGCACATTCTCCACGTTCGTCTTTGTCAGCTCGTAGGCTGAGGATACAGAAACGCCACTATTGTAATAGTCACCCCTGGCATCATCGTAAAGCCACCAGTTGCCTTCAATAATCTTTGGTGACATACCATTATCTCCCTTGTCACCTTTTTCGCCTTGATCACCCTTGTCGCCAGTATTACCTCGCTCTCCTTGAATACCTTGGTCGCCCTTGTCGCCTTGGATACCTTGGATGCCTTGGATACCTTGGTCGCCTTTCTCACCTTGATCACCCTTGTCACCCTTGACAAAAATGTCGGTCTTGTCGTATTCCTTGGTAGTAGAGTTCCATGTATAAACATAGTTGTCTGGACCAACCTTGGTAGGATGGCTGGCGGTATCGTTGGCATTGTCAACGGCATCATTCACCTTTCCGATGGATGAAGCGGCATCGCTCTCACGTTTCTTCTCTGCATCCACACGTTTTACCTCAGCGGACTCCCTGCCCTTCTCGGCTGTGACTCTCTGGTTTTCCGCTGTCTCCCTAGCCGCTTCCGTCGAATAACGCCCATTCTCTGCGTCCACTCTTGAAGCCTCAGCCTTGGCACGGCTAGCCTCAGCATCTACCCTAGCTGTCTCTTCATTCTTTCGCTTACTCTCGGCATCAGCCCTAGAACTCTCTGCGTTTGACCGAATCAACTCATTGGAAGAACGAGAGGACTCATTTACCTTTCTCTCCAACTCATTGCTGGCTCTCTCAGTCTCGGCAGAAACACGGGCAACCTCAGCATCCACCCTAGCAGTCTCAGCAGAAATGCGACTGGACTCGTTAGAAATTCTGGTATTCTCGCTTGCCACACGGTCGTCTTCAGCATTCTGTACGCTGTCGCTGATTGACTTTGCGGCATTTGCCTTCTGCGTAGCATCCTCTGCTGCAGAATTGGCATTTTCGGCTGCGGTGTTCGCCTTGGCGGTTGCATCCTTAGCTTGCTCTGTTGCTGTATCACACTTCTCCACAGCATCCAAAGCTGGCTTCTGGAACTGTTTGATTTGCTCCTCGGTGAAATCATCGAATGTGAACTTATCTCCCCTTGGGATGGCAAAGCTAAGGTTGTAGATAGGGTTGCCATCGGAATCAGTTCCGTTGGCAGAAAGTGAAGCTGTTGCTTGCGAGCCTTGTGGGAGGGTTGTAACAGTGCCAATCGTGATTTGCGGCGTCTTACCGGTGAAGCCCCTGAAGCCCGACATGTCAACGAGGTAGCTGTAGAACTTCTTGCCTTTGCTGTTGGTAGCCACGACATAAAGTTTGGCATTGTCCTCATCCTCAATATCGACTGTATTGATGAGGATAAAATCGTTCTCTGCGAATGTGTTCACGTCAGTCTGGTTCATCTCTTCAATGGAAGAGAACACCTTCTTGATGGAGAAAGACTTACCTGTTAGGTTGACATCAGTCTTGTTGTATGTCTTTGTGTCCGGATTCCACCGGTAATAATAGCCATCTGAATCTACGTAAGGTGCATGGCGGGCTGTATCGTTGGCACGCTCGGAAGCAGAGAGGGCTTCTTTCGCCGCTGCATTGGCGGCTGTGACGCTTTCAGACACGTTGTTTGCAGCAGAAAGCGCCGCATTGGCTGCATCGTTAGCCTTTGTCGTTGCAGAATTGGCATTGCCTGCAGCCTCGTTTGCTGCGGAAGCATTCTCTGTAGCCTCGTTTGCAGCCTCGTTAGCCTTTGCCGTGGCGGCGTTGGCATTACTGGTTGCAGTATTGGCACCCTGCGTTGCACTGATTGCATCCTGCGAGGCTTTGTTTGCGTCCTTGGTCGCTGACTTGGCATCTTCAATGACACCGTTGACCTTGGCAAGAGCTTCATCCGTCTCAGCTAAAGATTCCTGAAACTTGCGAAAAGTCTTATCATCAATATCATCTGTCTTGACAAGAGGAACCATGGTTCCCAACTTAATGTCTTTTCTAAATGTAGGCATATTTAATTTCTTTTGGTTCTGATGAAGTGAATATTTGGATTTTAACATTCTCTGGGATAATTCTCATTCTGAGATAGAACTTATCCATATCTTTGTGTGCTTGGATAGGTACTCTTGGCTTTTTCCCATCGCCAGAATCCTGACGGATGACTAGCTTGCCTGGGCGCTTGAGTTCAATCATCAAATAGATGTCTCGCTGCAAGGGGATCTCCCGGGTTATCCACGCACGTTCCTCTTCGCTGTATGTTGAAACTACGTATTCCATTGCTTTGTAAGATATTTCGTCCAACTGTAATGAGTCCTGCTTGAAGGATAGCCGGGGTATTGCTGATACACACGTGCTTCCTGTTCGAAAGAGATTGCCCGATACGCCTTGTGAGGGTTGTGGATAACCAAGAGGCGAATGAACCATTCCAACACATACCAGAGGTAGAAAAAGACGTATAACATTTCCTGCATCTGCTTGGTATGGATTTGTTCATGAACTACCGTTTGCTGCGAGAGGGTTTTGTTTCCTCTGACAAACAACACTCCGAAGAGGTTTATCGCAATGAATCCCTTTGGAGGGATGATGCTGTTTCTGATTATTTTCATGACAAAAACTTATTTAGAGATTACCCAATATGTTTTTCCGTTAGGAGCTCCATACCCAACAATATCAAATATTCCATTATCGAGTACTAGCGCCTCTGATATAGGCGCACTCGTCCAACCATTGCACCAAAAAAGCACATTACTATTTATAGGATACAAACGTGGAGTAACACCTGCCCTTGTTTCCAATGGAGCAACTAACTTTAGATTGACAAATTCATTGTTATCCAATTCTGGCATTGTGTATATTGACGAACCTAAAAGTAGCGAACCACTCAGTACATCATTGCTATTAGAGACATTCAAACGAACTGTTCTTGCAATAAGGTCACCGCTTATCTTTATGTTTCCATTTTCATCAAGAGTAAAATTATTGGATTCTATGGATATTTCACCAGTTTTAAATCGCATTGTCTTGCCTGTTAGGTTGATGTTATCTGCGTCTATCTTTGCCGTTGAAATTCCGTTCATAATCATCGTGGAGATTTCTGCAGCAGACACGACCTTACCATCAACATATTCCTTGGAAACGAGGGATGCTTTGTCGGCAGTGGTGAGAAGTCCAGAGGTGTTTTTGAGTGTGCCATCGGAATTGAAGCGATTTCCGACAACAGCAATGCCGCTGGCATTCTGTGAGATTAACGATTGGAGGTGCTCCACATCACCATCTACAGACTTACGTAAAGACTCGACCGTTGACGAAATGCTGTTAGAGGTCTGTGTGATGCGAGAGTTACAATCGTCAATCCTGCCATCGGCGTATTCCTTGTTTGACTGTATTGCCGAAGACAATGAGTTGGCGGTTTGCGTAAGCTGGGACTTTAGGTTCTCGACCTTACCATCAGCATCTTGCTTGTTCTTTGCAACGGTTGCAGTAATGCTGTCGGTAGTCTGCTTGATTTCGCTCTTAGCCTTCTCAATCTGCCCGTCAGTATATTCCTTGTTGGACTCCACTGTAGCGGTGATTTTATCAGCGGTCTGCTCGATTTTAGAATTCGCTGCTTCTATCTTACCATCAGTATCTGCCTTATACTCCTCTACTTTAGCAGTAATGCTGTCGGTAGTCTGCTTGATTTCGCTCTTAGCCTTCTCAATCTTGTCGTTCAGCTCCGTTTTGTTTTTCTCTACGGTTGACGTGATGCTGTAGGCGGTAAAATCCAGACGGGAGTTAGTATCCTCCAGGGAACCATCAACATCTTGCTTGACCTTTGAGACTGACAAGGAAATGTTCTCGGCTGTCTGACGAAACTCAGAGTGGTATCTCTCCAGCTTTGTTCCTTGGTCGCTCACGGTGTTTCGAAGCTCCGTGAAGGTCTGCTTGAACTCACGCTGATTACTTACGAGTGTAGAATAGAAGCTTTGCACATTGGTGTAAGCTCTTACGGTGACGGCATACTTAACATCGCTGTCCGGAATACGGCAAACGACATAAGCCTCAGCCTGCGTGCAAGGTATGACAATAGGCTTTCCGTTCAAGTCGGTTGTATTAACTGTGGAGATATTACTCCCTCGCATGTAGAAAGAGCACCCATCGGACTCAATCGGAATGTCAGACACCATGTTTGTGGTCGTGATACTGACAATCTCTGCATCCTTCATCACATGCCCGCCAACGAGAAGCTTCATTCGGATCAGCTTGTCTTGGGCAGAAGGTATGCTGCCATCCTTCTGCACATTGAATATGACAGATGAAGGAGATGCTATCACGCCCATTCCATCGTATCCATTGTTTCCGTCAGAGCCACAAGGGATACCAAACTCCAAGACAGCATCGTTAATGGTGCCAACGTTAATGACATATCCTTGGGAGCCAGCAGGGAGTATATAGACCTTGCCAACACGAATAGTTGCAGCCTTTCCGATGGTGGATGAATCACGATCAGTATTGAGAGCTACGACTTCAAGAGCAACGTTAGGATTGTCCGTGCCCTGCTCTTCCTCGCTATGAGGAACCAACTCGAAAGCTTCGGTCTTGTCAATGGTGCTCAGATTGCCGTTAGTCGTATCACGGCACACCAAGGTATAGACTCCACAATACTTCTGCTGAGAACCAGAAAACTCGAAAGAAATAACATTTCCCTTGATGGAGAAATCGGGGATGGCTATCACCTTATTATATACGACAAGCTGCACTTGCAAGGTCTTTGTTTCAAGTGATTCCTGCTTGCCGTTTGTTGTGATTCCCCAACTGACGTGAATGTCATTATGAATGCGAATTCTTTTCATATTTTCTAGCTTTTAGAAGTTTGTGCTCCCAGCTGCTGCAAGGCGATGGCGTACATCTGAGTAGCTTTTGTATCATCGTATGCAGTGAGCAACAGATAAGCGATGTAGTAGATGAAAGCATTTTTCAGCATATCCGGTACGGCAATATCTGTTGAAGACTCAGTATTGATGTTCTTTGGAACACCGACAAAAGAAACGGTTGCCTCGTCTGCCATTGGCTGTATGAGAATCCGAATAGGATTTTCCCGAAGGATGGTAGCCTGAGGACGGTCTTTGGTCCCCTTGGCGGTATCATCAAACATCATGAGTGCTTCATCGGAAGTATCTTCTACCGGCACTACAGCCTTGAACCAGTCCTTGCCACGAATGCGAGAGACATTGATAATCTCTGTGTCGGCATCCATTGAGACTACTCCAATGCCCAGTTGCTCATTGTAGGTAGAAACCTGCAAGGTAGAAGTGGTAGCGCCAATCTTCTTGGAATCAGCCAAGACAGCGGAAGAGGATGCCGTGATGGTAAGCCAATGCAAAGCATCGTTAATCTTCGACTTGATGATGTTATCCATATACAAATCGTCCTTCTCATCGGTGATTTCCGATGTGTTGTTGGATTCCTCGTCTATGCACCAACGTACTGCCTTTATGATTTCTTCTACACTCATTACACCTTATTATATATGTTACACCTGATTGCAATTTGGGAAGTGAACATTCTCCTTTGTTGCAAATTCAATAGCCTTAATTGGGAGGATGAACTTCTTATCCCATCGCTGATTTACGTAAGTGACTGCTTCGTCAGCTGTGTGAACTTCCTCTACAATCTCTACCCCATCTACTACTTTGGGGCTCTTTGGGTCCGAGTCATTGGCTGGCTCGTCAATATTTTCAGGCTCAACCTTCGGCTCTAATGCCGCTTTCTTCTCCTCTTCAAGTTTAGCCTTTTCGCCAGGGTACTCTTCTTCCTCATGGTCGAGAACAATGGTGTTGTTGGCAAAAAGCAAGCTAGACTCGAGTAAATCCTGTGCGTAACGATTACGAAGCGTAATTGATGGATATTTGTTAGTTACCACATTGCCATTCGTAAAATTGTATCGCATTTGATTACCGTGCTTACCAAGAAGCAGATAGCTAATATTGTTGTTGTTTACTCTTGCTTTATATGTCTTAATCATATTTTCTAATTTTAAAACGGAGGCAGGGCATTTGAACCTCTGCCCCCGTGGATATATATTTGGATGATAGAGGCTCCTGTTACTGAGCTACATCCTGACCTGTATAGATAGTCCAAGCGCTGCCGGTATAATAGTATACAGTACCAGCCTCGTACGTAACATCATCAGTAGGAGAATTAGCACCCTTCTTTACGTAGTCCTTTGTAAGAGCAACCTTCATGCCCTTTGAAGGAGTATCAGGAAGTTTATTCATTGAAATGATAGCATTGAGCGATTCAGTTGCAATCTTTGCAATTCTATCCTTTGGACCAACCAAGATAGAGTTGAAGCCACGAAGTGCAACAGAATCTGCCTCCTGATGAATCCAACGTTTAGCGTCACGAACTTCGCCACCACCCTTAGACATATCGTTGGTCTGTTCCTTCTTGCCAATCTTTACGTAACGTCGAGAAGCCTTAGGGTCAAAGATTACCATAAAGTCGGACATACCCATAAGGTCGAGAGTCTGACACCAGACGAAATCAAGCGAGCCGAATGTATCCTTGAAACGTTTGAAGTTAAGATCAAACTCGTTATGATTGATGAAGTCATTCTGGTGGCTACCCTCCAGCTTGATATTCTCCAAACGCTCAATAGCATTCTTTCCGCAGAATGCGAAGCAGCGGTTGTTCTCTGAGAACTCAGTGAACTGGAGCTTAGAAATTGCGATAAGGTCAGCCAATGTATAGGTATCGTCAATACCGTAGGTATTTGTCAACTGGTTAATGATACCCTCAGAGGTATAAACGTCCTCTATCTGACCATCACCAGTTTCTACCTTGAAACGAGACTTACAGCCTAAGAGGTAAGTACGCTCTGCACGCAGATTATACTTGATGATTGCGTCTGTTTTAAGGTCGGCAACAGTGATAGGCTGCTCCTTCTTAACCTTCTCGTAATCATCGGTGAAGACAATGTTCAAAAGCTTCTTCTGAACATATACTTCCTTCTCACGTGGCTGATAGTTCTCTGGAGTAATTGTAAGCTGAGACTCGGATGCAGCAGAAGATGCAGCAAGGAATGTGGCGCCAACAGGAATCTCAGGACAGGTCATGTTGTCAAGATTCAAGCGTGTATCGCCGGCATTCTTTGGCTTACCATTAACCGCCTGAAGAGTAGCCTTCTTGCCGTTAGCTTCAATGACAAAGAGCATCAGATAACCCTCTCGCTTCTCCTGAGAGCCTTCTGCGTAACCAGCTACTTCCGGAACGATAACGGTAGTGCCCTTGTAGAATGGACGGATAGAACCAGAGAAATTAGTTGAGTTAATCTCAACGGTGTCTCCAGTTTCGATTTTTACGGTAACCTGACCATCAAGAGTATCACCACCAACACGCATGTGCGAGATTGACCAGTTACTGATTGTGACGGTCTTAGCCATACGGCGAACGATTGAAAGGAGCGGCGTCTTATAAGGGTAGAACTGAACAATCTCCTTATCCCATTCCTTATCAAGCAAACCGCCCTCTTTAAGCTGAGTAGAAGAAGCCTGAGAGCCTGTAAGGTCTTGACCATCTTTCTTGCCGCCTGGACTAAGGCGATCAGACTTACCTGCCTCTACTGGTTCGGTAGCCTTAACGGTTGCATCGCTTGCAGGATTAGGACCTTCGTCACCAATCTGAGGTTCAACGAGATCTGCCATAGCCATTGCGCCACCGCCTGTAACTACTGCAAGAATCATCAGAATCATCTTACAGATGAACTGAGTAGAAAAATAATTAATTACTTTCTTCATTTTATACTTATATTTATGGATTAATTACTTCTAATATCATCAAAGAAACTTTCACGTTTCTGTTTTCTGGCAGGCTTGTTTCCTGCACCCGAACTAGACAGCGAAGGAGGAATGCCCTCTGTTGCAGAAGAACGGACCTTATTCTGAATCTTCTCATTGCGGGCTTGCATGGCAGCCTCCTCACGTGCTGAAGAAATATCAGAATCGTAGTTGTAAGCATTCTTGAAGAGATTCCATGTCTCAGAAGAGACATTGCCTTCCTCGGCATCCTGAATGACGTCCCAAACCTTACCGTAAAGGTCGTTTGTCTCATCATCGGAAAGACCTAACTTCAGCAAAGCCTCATAAGACTTTTTCATATTTTCATCCAACTGCTGGCTGTGCTTCTCCTGCTCGGCTACCTTCTCCTGGAACTTGACAATCTGATCGGCTACCTTCTTGGAAAGCTCTTCATCTTCAAGAGCAGCCTTGATGTCAATACCCTGCGAAGCCATCCACACCAATGGGTGTATGCCCTTGCGTGTAACATCAAGAACCATGGCGCCCAGCCACTTGTTACTGTCTAGCATCTTGCTCAATGCCTGACCGCTTTTCTCATACTTGTCAAGCGCATCAGCATCATCATTCATGGCAGCATAACGAGCTTCCTTGTCTTCGAAGTCGATGTCAGAATGGCGCTGCGAGAAACGCTTGGAGAAGGCTGTACGATTAGGTCGCTCGTCAACAGGTGGAGTCTCCTGCTCTGCTGGAGCTTCCTGCTGCGTAGCATCCTCTGCGTTCATTTTTTCTAATTCTTCTTTTGTCATAGTTATAACTGTTTGAAAACTTTTCGGCAAAAATGCAAAGAAAACAAAGAAGTTTTGCGGTGTTCCAAATCAGTATATATCAGTCGATTGGAACACCGCAAAGAAAGCCATGATTTTACCTATTTTTGCGCCTATAATTAATAATGTGTAAAGAAATATGGCAAAGGCAAAGTTATTAACACTTAGTAGAGTGATGCCTCGGCATAACAAATATGATTCGGTCAAGGCTCGAAAGCGGAGACAGGAGCACGGCAAGGACTGGGAGCTTCTTACCCGATGTAAGAACGACTGGAATAACCTGAGTGGCGTAAGGGAGACGAGAGCAAGAACCATGAGATACTGTAACGGTGAACAATGGAGCGACACCATCAGAGTTTATCATCGTGGCTATTGGGAAGAAATGTCTGAGAAAACCTATATGCAGAAGCGAAATCAGACACCAATGAGCAACAACATCATGATAAGTATCTTGGAATCTATTGCCGGTCTCTACGCCAAGCAGGGAACGGAACCCGTCTGCTTTGCAAGAGATAATGACTCCCGACAACTGAGCGACATGATGAGCGCTACGATGCAATGCAACTGGCAGACAACCGGTATGCAGGATTTGCTGAATCACCTCATCAAGGACTACCTGCAGGGCGGTCAGATGTTCGTGAGGGAAAGTTGGGAAGACCGGGAACTTGAAATGCCTGACGCTTGGACGGACGCAATGGAACCGGACCACATGTTCTTTGAGTGCGGAAGCGACCCAAGACACAATGATGTTTGTCTGATAGGCTGTCTGCATGACGTAAGCAAGGAAGACTTGTATCAGAAGTTTGCCCGAAGGGAATACGGACTGACGGTTGATGATCTGAATAGGATTTTTGACATTCATGATGTAGACGATAGCAGTTATGGCTACGAGTTCAACGAGGAAAAGGCTTTGGACAATCTCAGCTTCGATTACACCAACAAGGGCAGACACTACGTAAGAGTGATTGAGGTATGGAGTACGGAAACCAAGCCTAGACTACAATGCTTCGACCCTATTGCCAAGAACATGAATAACGCGTGGTTTCGTGTGGACCTAGAAGACACGGCTATGATAAACAAGCTGATTCTGGAAAACGAGAAGCGCAAGAAGCAGTATGATGAATACGGTGTGCCGGAAGAAGACCGTGCCTACATCACATCTGAAGAGCTTTCAGATAAATACTGGTACTATACCTTCATGGCTCCTGACGGTACGGTCCTCTGTCGTGGCGAATCTCCATACGATTTCAAGAGCCACCCATACACCATGAAGCTTTATCCTTTCATCAACGGAGAGATTCATCCTTTCATGACCAACGTGATAGACCAGCAGCGCTACATCAACCGCCTCATCGTAATGAACGACATGAGTATCAGAAGCAGCTTCAAGGGATTCAAGATGATTCCTACAACCGTACTGGGTGGAAGGACACCAGAGCAGTTCATGGAAGAGGCAATAGAATACGATGGATGGATATTCTATACGCCAAAGAGAACAATGCCGAACGTGAAGCCAGAGATTATCACTTCGAATGCGGTGAACATCGGAACAAACGAACTCTTGCAGATAGAGCTGAACCTTATCAGAGAGGTGACAAACGTGAGCGGTGCCTTGCAGGGCAAGACTCCTTCGGCTGGTACGTCGGCTGCAAGATACGCCCAGGAGAGCCAGAACGCAACCACTTCGCTCTACACCATCCTATCCGATATGGAGATTTTTACGGAGAAGCTGGCAATGAAAAAGTGCTCAGTTATCCAACAGTTCTACGAGGACGGAAGAAAGATTTTCAACAAGGACGGTCTGAACACCTACAGCTATGACAGGCTATCGGCAAGAGACATTCATTTCAAGATAAGCATCAAGAATGCAGCTGCATCTGCTGCCTTCAACACTTTGCAGAATGACGACTTGAAAGAGTTGCTGCAGATGGGTGCAATCAACCTGATTCAGTACTTGCAGAACGTAAACAAGCCTTATGCAGACAAGTTGCTTGCCAGCGTGCAGGAACAGCAGGCACAACTGGAACAGATGTATCAGCAGCAACAGGCGATGGCACAGCAGCAAGGAGGCGGTCAGGTAGTAAATGGCGTGGTACAGGGCGCAGACCAGAACGCAGTGGCACAAGCTATGAATTTGTATAACAATCAAGCAGCATAAGATATGGAATTACAGATAACAATAGACTGGAGTCATGTCAAGAATGCGGTAAAGAAGCATCTTGCCATCATGGGCAAAAGGCAGAAGAACCAGGAAGGAAACACTGCCTTTGCAGGAATCACCCTATCAAGTGCGGAAGAGGACGTGATGATACAATACATCAATGCCGCCGTGGAAACCTTTGTCGGAGAAATGGTGCAGCTGGTAAGCTATTATAATAGCGGTGATTTTCTGATATTTAAGATAAACAATTCACGCTGGGCAGGGACAGAGACGAGCGTAACGGTTCCATTCGAAGGGAATCTGATAGGGTATGTTGTGGCTTACGTGGCAAACGCCGTACTGGGAATGAACTATCCGGAACTGGCAAAGAAGTATGAGAGCGACATGACCAATCATCTGAATGCCGCTATCAAGCTGGTTTTCATCAAGACCGAACCAGCAAACAGCGGAGGCGGATATAATATTGATGGAACCTCAACGCTGGAAAACAGCGAGAAGGGTGACGGATATGGTACAGACAATAATTAAAAAGGTTAGAACATGAAAATATCATTTACAATCAGTAAGGCTTTAGCTGTAGAAGCGGTAAAGAGCGAGACCTACATCAAGGGCAGCATTGACGTAGCTTCCAACCAAGGAGCAACGAAGCTGGGGTTCAACGAGACAGCGGGAGATATTGAGGTGCATGAGCGCAAGCTATCAAAAGACTTCGTAAGAGGAGTAGAAAGACTGAAAGCTGTATATGTAGACTTCTTTATTCCTGATCACAAGACCGTGGGCGACACAGCCATTGGCGCAACGTATGGTGCTACGGGAGGAGACGCAAACATCATCATCGACGTGCAGAGACGATTCAATGGTGCGCTGACCGATGCCATTGCCAACTACTCTCAGGAATACGTAGAAGATTACATGTGCTATCAGTGGTGGATTGGTACTGGAATGCAGAAGCAGGCAGAACCATACGCAGCATTGATGCGAGACTTGGAGGAGAGAATCAAGAAGACTTTCACTATTTCAACACCAATGAAGTCGAGTGCCGAATACTCCTCTATAAGTGGCAAGATTTGCAACGATGACGGCAGTGACTTTACTGGTGAAGAATCTTAAAAAACGGAGGAAGAGAAAATGATTATCAAATTCCAATTAATCAAGTCGCTCATCATAGAAGCGGCAGAAGAAACGACCTATCTTAAAGGTCAGATAGACAAGCATACGATGCAGAATGCGAGTCAGGCATTCGTGGCAAGTGAGACCGCTGGAGAAGAAGCCTTATCCAAGCGCATCTTTGAGCATGACTTCCACACAGCACTGGAGCTGCTTAAAACCATCTTCGTTGAATACCTTGCGGTGAGTGCTCAAACCATCGGCGACAACGCCATCTACTACAATGACAAGCAGGATGATATTGTGGAGTTCAACCTTGAAGTATCTCGCAGATACAACGGAACATTGACAGACACGCTGGCAAGGCTCTGTTCCAAGTATGTTGAGGACTACATCATTCAGCAGTGGTGGTTGAAGACAACCAATCAGAAGCAGTCAGAACCATACGTAAGTATGCTTGCCGAGGATGCACAGAATATCCGCAAGTGCTTCGTGTTGTCCCGTCCGCTGGTGCCGAAGGTTCCTTATTCTTCCACATTGACCGCCAAGGTTGACGGAAGCGACACAGACGGCGGCGTTACAATAGCAGTAGAGAACAACGAGGTAACACTATCCTACTCTATTGACGATGGGGCTATTGATGATATTGAGGCAAGAAGCAGCGACCCATGCATCCTGGAAGTTCACAGAATGCAGGAGCCTCATACCTTCTGGCTGAAACCACTGAACACAGGAGTGGCTTACGTGACATTATTTTCACGCCACAGCGACAACCTGAAAACGGAAATAGAAGTAACCATAACAAAGGAGGTATAACATGGAGTTCAATTCATTACACCCTACGCATTTCCTCAGAGAGAAAGGATGGAAGCCTGAGCCAAATCCTTTCCTTCCGAAACCTCCACGTCCTGCCCATGTGTATTTCGACAAGCATATCTTTATCTATTCCAACCAACTTTGGTATGATATAGATGCAACAACCCACATGATGGGCAGAGTAAGACAGGAGAGCGACCCGAACATAGCGAATACCGTTCCGACAAGCGAAAATACGCAGGAAAGACCGCTTTTCTATAGATGGTTTGATAAATATCTCAAAAAGGTAGAAGGTCTGCTATCTGCCTACATCATGAAACCGCAAGGCGTGGTAAGAGACAATGCCTTGAAGGAATGGGATGAGAAGGAAATGTGGCTGAGGATGCCAGATTACTGGGATGATGCAAGACTGGACGAACTGGCGCAGGCAATACATCATTATATATCAACCGGTGCTCTGTATGAATACTTCCTGCTGACATTGACAAGTAAAGACCCGCTGACCGTTGACAAGGCTACACAGCTGGAAGATGATGAGCTGGAGATTCTAGACGCAGCCAATGCCAGCAAGCCAGGGGGAATGATTCATACGCTGAAACCATTTGGATAAAGGAAAGGAAGGCTTATGGAAGATTTAGAATATGACGAGTTTAAATCGGTAAGGGAATTTCAGAAGGAGAAGAAGGAAAAAGCCAAGACCATTCTTCCGGCAAGGAAGAGTGCGCAGAAAGAATATATCAGAGATTTCTTGGCAAGGAATCAGGAGAAGTTTGAAGAGTGCATGGATAAGCTGGCAGAATATGACCCTAAGACATACGTCACCATCTACAAGGACCTGACCAAGCACATGATTCCTAAACAGAGCGAGGTAAGCGTGACGCATGGACTGGACGAAGACTTCAAGCAGCTGGCAGCACTGGCACAGACCAAGACAGACAACAATGCCTTGGACGTTACGCAAGTTCCGCAGATAATGGATGCGGATTTTGAAGAAATAAAAGAGTTGGGCGATGGCATTAGTTAGAGAAGTAGATATTGACGAACTCGTTGCCGAGAACAAAAGGCGATACGATGAGATTTATGGCACCTACGACCCTTGGACGGGCGAAGGCTGTTATGATTTTGAGCATCGTGAACTGCTGGAACTGCCCGACTTCATGATTCCGAAGATGTGGGTCCCCAAAGAATGTATGCGTACCTTATTATATAGGGGACTGAAACAGCTGGGCAGCATGAAGGAATACATCATAAGAGTATGGGGCAAGCAGTATGAAGAGAAAAGCTATTACACCAGACAGCTTAAAATGGTGCTCACCTTCGAAATCATGAAAGTCAGATTCAGAGAAGACCCTGAATTTGCCCTTTATGCTACGGACAAAATTGAGGATAAGGTAAGCGGAGATATGATTCCTTTCAAGCTGAACTATCCTCAGCGAAAACTCTTGAAGATATTTGAGGATTTGAGAACCAGCGGCAGGGCTATCCGTGTAGTTATCCTGAAAGCCAGACAATGGGGTGGCTCTACCCTCACCCAGCTTTACATCAAATGGTTGCAGGATTTCCGTAAGGACGGTTGGAATGCTATTGTTCTGGCTCAGCAGAAGAACACAGCAAAGAAAATCAAGGCGATGTATCGAAAGGCTTTGGAGAACCAACCGGGATGGACGATTGGCAGACCTGGAGCGAAGCTTCAATTCTCTCCTTACGAGAACTCACCGGACGATTTCCAAGTTACAGACGGAATGAGGGCAATCCGAAGAAGTACACTGACCGTGGCTTCTTTCGAGAATTTCGATTCCGTACGTGGTAGCAACTTCCACTGCGCCCATTATTCAGAGGTTGCTTACTGGAAGAAGACTCCTGAGCATGATCCTGAGGGCGTGATTTCTTCTATTTCGGGTGGTATCAGAAATCAGGAGGATAATTTGGAGGTATTCGAGAGTACCGGCAAAGGTAACTCTGGTTTCTTCTATGAGAAATGCCAGTTGGCGATGGACCCGAAGAACAACGATGCCTATTCCTTCCTGTTCATTCCTTGCTTCTTTATTGAGCATGATATGGAAGAGGTGAAGAACGAACGAGCCTTTGCAAGATGGCTGCTGGAAAACAGAGACAAGAGTAGCAACCCGAAGGGCTACCGAGAGACAGGAAAGTTCTTCTGGCGAATGTGGGAAAAAGGTGCTTGCTTCCAAGCCATTGAGTGGTACAGAAACTTCCGCAACAAGTTTACCACCCATTCCTTCTGTGCTACAGAGGCGCCAGTGGACGAAGAGGATGCTTTCAGAAACTCAGGTAACTTGGTATTCAATCCGTACAGTATTGATGATTTGCAGAAGAAGTACAAGCGTGAACCGCTCTATACGGCAGACATCATTGTTGACGGAAACAAGAATGACTCAACCATTGAGAAATCGAAGGTGAGTATCAGAACTGATAGTGACGGAGACTTGAAGATTTGGGCTGTTCCTAACGTTCTGCAGGTGGAGAACAGATATTTAGTGAGCGTGGATATTGGCGGTAAGAGTACCACTTCTGACTATACCGTCATGACGGTGATAGACCGATTCGGAATGATTCCGACCGTCAAGGGTAAACCGAAGGTAGTAGCTAGATACAGAGGTCATGTAAGACACGACAAGCTGGCGTGGATGGCTGCAGCCCTAGCCCATTACTATGACGATGCCCTACTGGTGATTGAGAGTAACACGGCTGACCGAGAGAAGAACAACAATACGGAGGGTGACCACTTCGGAAGCATCCTGAACGAGATTGCCGACTACTACGATAATCTTTATCAGCGAACTACCAGCCCGGAAGACGTGACCGATGATGTGCTAGCAAAGTACGGTTTCCAAACCAACAAGCTTACAAAGGGATGGATAATTGACAACTTGGAGCAGTTTGTGGATGATATGCTCTGGGATGAGCCAGACAAGGAAATGTATCATGAGCTGAGAATTTATGAGCGGCATGATGATGGAAGTCTCGGCAACATCGTGGGCAACGGAAACCATGATGATGTTCTGATGAGTACGGCAATCGGTCTTTGGGTGAGTGCCAACGACATGGAGAAGCCTCAATGGAAGAAGAAAGAAAAAACAAGAAGCGGCGGTGACGGTGTGCATACTGCTGCAAAAATCTAAGGAAATGTTGAGTGTTGAATGTTAAATGTTGAATTATTATGGAGAGAAACTTGGAAAGAAAGACTTTGAGTTTTGGCAAGGGAATGACGAATGTGCCGAGTGACTTGCTTTCAGACGATTCAGAATTACTGGAGTCTGACGGCTTTATCTTTCGGGATGGAGAAATGAAACCTATTCAGAATCCTGTCAAGATTGGTGAGATTGCGGGGCAGAAGATCATGTACGTTCACAAGATGGCAGACTATGAGAACATCATTGCTTACGATGAAGACCGGACCATCTACTGGTACGTTAGAGGAAGCAACGGAATCGAAATGCCGCCTAGTGGAGTTCCTGCAAGTTTTGAAGTTGGAAAGGTAAAGGACATCAAGAGTATAGGCAATACGCTGACTGTTACTACAGAAGATGGCTTGCATTATCTGAAATATAAAGGAAACAGGTATAAGAACCTTGGAACGGAGTTGCCTAAGCCGGAAGTGCATTTCTATATGTTTTACGCTGGGAACGTTGAGGCTGACAGCAGTATTAAATACGAAGGGTTCGTGAATAGCAAAGAACTTGAAATCCGATATGATGCGAATGGTGATGTGTGTTATATCGAAAAGATAAGATACATCATGAACAATGGTGATAACGCAGTGAGCAAAGTCACTGTTACGACAAACCCGGCAGCAAAAACTGAAAAATTCATGGGGTACAGCGTTACGGTAGATAACGCTAACAACAAGGACCTATTTCAGACAGCTGTAGTAGGTCATGTTTCTTCCATCATCAATAAAGCTGCAGAAGACAACATTTTCCTATTTCCATTTTTCGTAAGGAGTGCGCTCAAACTGTTTGATGGAACGTATGCGCGAATTTCGAACCCGGTCATCTGCTATCCATGCGTAACAGCAAACTGCAATTCGCAGCTTCGCTCAAAGGCTGCACGCATCACGATGTATGGCTACAGGCTGCAATATTCCATATCTGTGCCAAACCGTGATGATTGGAGCGATATTGTCAAGGACATCTGTCTGTTTGCTACCAAAGGGGTGCAACCATTCAAACTGGATAAAGACTGGAAGCTATCCTATCCTGATGAAGTATACGGAAAAGCGTTTCATGACACCCTAAGTGGTGACATATACGAGAAGTCTATATATTCAAGAAATAGTTCAACGGGCGAACCATGTATGAGAATCATGCCTGAATATAAAACGGAAGACGATATTAGGGAAGAACTACTTGACAGAAGCGTGTTTTACAAGATAGAACAGATAGGAATCAACTCTTCAAAGCTGAACGGCACTACCCAGAAGGCAGAAATCAAGGACGGTGTGTTGTCTAATCTGGAGACACAGGAACAGCTGCAGAAAGATGATTACTACGGCTGGGCACACTACGTTTTTGACAAGATGTTTGCATACAACGGGAGACTGAACTCTTTTGGCGCAAAGAGAAAGCCTTTCGATGGGTTTAATCATTTCACTGCTCTAGACGGAGAACCTCGAAACGAATACAAATACTACGTGAAGATTGAAGCAAACTCCATGTCAACATGGGTAGAATCAGAGGCGGGCATCGGAAGGACATGTGCGCTGACCGGTTGGTTCTATTATCCTGACCCTAATGCGTCAGAGGTAATCGTATATGATCCACAGCATCAAAGAGGAATCCGATTTGAGCTGCAACAGCATCCTCGTCTGAACGGCGCTTACCATTTCGGAAAACTGGAAAATGATGTAAGTTGGGATGCAAGCATAAGCATTCCTACAACTGACAACGGTGCTCAGGAAGATTTAAACTCTCAGATATTTACGTCTGTCGTGAACAACCCGTTTGTGTTTGAAGCATCGGGAGACAATACAGTAGGCACCGGCAGAATATTGGGCATTGCAGCCAACACCGAGGCGGTAAGCCAAGGACAGTTTGGCCAATATCCATTGATTGTATTTACGAACGAAGGTATCTACGGTATGTCGGTAAATTCAGAAGGCTTGTATAGTGCCAGTCACCCAATTTCAAGAGAAGTATGTAATGAAGATTCACCATTTGTACCTACAGACAGACTGGTATACTTTACGTCAAAGAGAGGATTGATGGCTTCTAGCGGTGGTCAGGTAGCGTGCATGAGCGAACAGCTGAGAGGACGAACACCAAGAAACTTCATATCCGTGGGTGAAGGAAAGTTCCTGGAGTTTTTGGCGAATTGCCTTATTGCCTACGATTATCGGGATTCCCTGCTGAGAATATTCAGCCAAGACAAGGACTACCAATATATATATAATATGGTAGACAAGACTTTCTCTATAGCGAACAGCGGAATAATGGCAAAGGCGGTAGTGAATGATTATCCCGACAACCTGATTCAAGACATCGACGGAAATGTATATTCGCTCATGGCTAAGCCAGACATCAACGATGATACGGACAACTACAGAGGCTCCTTCACTACCCGACCATTGAAGCTGGGCGGCAGCATGAACTTGAAATCTCTCAGAGCAGTTAAGCATCTGTTTGATTCAGACAACGGAAAGATTGCCCTGGAGATTTACGGAAGCAACGACTGCAAGCACTGGTGCAAATTGCCAAGTGTAGGTGGCAAGCCTTGGAAATACTTCACGTTCAAATATACGTTGACGAACTTCAAGGCAACGGATTCCTTTGCAGGAAGCATCGTTGAAGTACAGAACAGAAGAGAAGACAAAATAAGATAAAATTCTTCTTCCATAAGTTGATAACATAAAAGAAGGCGGCTACTCGTGATGAGCAGTCGCCTTTGCAGTCTAAAAAAAATCAACTAAACCTATGAAACATTTTACGAAGAAATCCTATAGAATATCCTAACCAGAAGCAATATAGATGCAGAGTTCCGTTGACATCATTCAACAGCATGGTAAAGAGAATGAACGGCATTGCCTTCTTGGCAGCCTCTTTCCACCTGCCGGTCTTTCCCCACATGATGCCGAATGCGGCAAAGAGAAACCCCGACAACCCCATTGTCGGCTCTGTAACGAACATGGGCAGGAAGCTGGCTGCTACTGCTGCCACGAACGAAAGGGTTACATCTATCTTATTCTTTATACTCCAAAGCACCATCAGATTGATGAGCAGATGGAATAAGTTGACATGTAAGAAGCTGTAGACGAAATGATTTTCAATCGGGCAGCCCTGATAGAAGCCTACATGCTGCGTGCATAGAACCAGGCAGACAAGACTAAGAATCAGCTTGATCAGAAAGTTTCTTCTTACGAAGGTCCATTTCCCTATAACTCTTTCCATATCTTTTGCAATAATTGAAGATGAACATCATATTCTTTGGCTTGATGAAGAATTCCGGTGCTGGCTCACTCACCAAGAACTGACAGATGAACCAGAGCGATTTCCCAAGGAACTCTTTTTTCTGTGACATTTCCATCAGTTTATCATACAAGGAGTAATACATTCTCCTCTTGTTTGGCTTCATGTTGTCAACGGTTGAGAAATCGCCAACAACCATTTTTTCGAGCTTTCTGTATGCCTGCTTGGGAGATATATAATATCTCGGAGCTGGCGACTTCACCACCTTCTCGTATGCTTCCTGCTGCGAATGGCAGGTAGGGGCTATAGCACGATACGCCTTCATCAGGTCATCCCTCTGTCTTTCAATCAGTTCAAAATTTGCCTTTGTCATAAACACGCTAGTTAAGATGGTGCAAATATACAATTTATTTAGATTCTAACCAAATAAGCGCATAAAGATTTAAAGAAGTTTAATATTAGACCGATTTTCATGGCATTACGAAAGAAAAAGCTTAATTTTGCAACAAAACGAGATGCAAATCTCAGAAAAAGTTAGCAAAAAGTAAAATTAAACCATAAAATCATAACAAAATGAGAACAAAACAGGAAACACCTCTCTCGGAAGAGGAGAAAGCCTTAGTTATGGAAGGCTTATTGAGTAGGAAGATTTGGAGGTTCTATGAACTTCTAGCAAAGTGGGCACCCATACTGTTGATGCTTGGTCATTGGTATGGAGTATGGGACTATGGGCATTATCCCTAGACCTACCATCACAGATACCAACTATAACGGTAACTGCATCATCTGGATTTACGTGCTGGCGTATATCTATATGCCTTTATCCATGATTCCCGTGAGTTTCTTTTTCAGATACTGCTGGATATATCGCATTCCGTTCTTCTATTTCTTGGGCATCAATGCCATCAGATTGTATTATCAGCACTGGCTCATCACTCCAGAGCAACTGGAAATGCACCATGTGTTCATTATATTCACTTTAATGCTATACGCTTATGGATTTATCAAAATCGCTCTATCACGTAGCAAAATCTGCATTCCGCATGCTACAAAACGATGAATGCGGATTCACAGAGGAAGAAGAGCAAATCGTTCAACGTAATCTCCTGTACTGGATGGAGAGAAGACATCACTTCGACGAGCACTCAGGAAGAGCCTGCATTGCGAACATCTACTACTTTGACAGTGATGTACACAAGGAGTATGCGCCTTACTTTGACTTTGAGGAGCTGAAGAAGGAGTACGATCGCTTGGCTTGGGACATTCCCGACTACAACTTCTGGGATTTTGCAGTGACGATGAATAAGATGTACGCTGACCACATTGACGTGGTGGGCAAATGGTCCAAAAGCAAGGAAACGACAAGAAAAAGGATTTCTGAACTGTCTGTCAGTTTCCTTTGCGATGAGTCAACAAACCACCCTACTGATAAAATCTGGTGGTACATGAATAGCTAGTTTGGAACACCGCAAAACGTATTGGGAAGACCAGTAACTTTGTAGCCATTAATCAAAAATAAATGATATATGGCTGAAATAATTCATACATTCTTGCAAGAGCACCTGTATAGGTCGGCATTAATCATTGCCATCTGTATGGGTGCTCTTATCATTTCTATGGGCGTGGACCTGTTCTTCGGCATCAAGAAAGCGAAAGAGAACGGACTGGCTACGACAAGTACTGGATTCAAGAAGACTTGCGACAAGGCGAGGAAATACTTCTCTCCTTTCATGGTGACGGTCTGCATAGACCTGATTGCCTGTACGGTTCTCCCCTTCCCGATTTTCTCCATGATTTGGGTTGGCTATTGCGTGTTCTGCGAGTTCGTGAGCGTAAGAGAAAAAAGCTGGCAGAAGGCTGAGATACGGAAGCAGGAGAAGACGGTAAGCATTCTCCTTGAGAATAAAGAAGACTTGGCTAGGGCGTTTATGGAGATAATGAAGGAAGCAGACAAGGAGGCAAAGGCATGAAGATTACGAGGAAACAAATGATAAATGCTGTAGGGAATGTTGACAAAGTTGACGTTCTGCTACATTACATCAATGTCTATCTTGATGTTTTTGAAATCAACACACCTCTGAGGGCTGCACATTTTATGGCTCAATGCTGTCATGAGACTGGTGGCTTGATATATCTGAGAGAGAAAGGATCATCAAAGTATTTCAAGAAGTATGAGCAGGGAAGACTCGGCAAGATGCTTGGCAATACTCAGGCTGGAGACGGTGAGAAATACAAGGGCCGCGGCTTGCTGCACCTTACTGGCAGAGCCAACTACAAGGCTTATCAGAAATCGGGATATTGTAAGGGTGACATCATGGAGAATCCAGAATTGCTGGAGCAGCCGATTGGTGCCATCAAGAGCGGTATGTGGTGGTGGATGAAGCATAAACTGAATGCTCTTGCCGACAAGGACGCTTTCGAGGCGATTACGAGAAGAGTGAACGGTGGAACAAACGGACTGGAAGACCGAGGAAGATGGCTAAGAATTTGGAAAAAGGAGTTATGCGCATGAAATGGTATGATATTGGGTTTTGGAAATGGGCGTGTGTAGCCTTGGTTATTGGTATTATCCTGCTAGCCTTTACTGGCTGCAAGACGAAGGAATACATCAAGGTTCCCGAATATCACACGGAATACATTGTGAGAACCGACACTGTTGCCCAGACGGACAGCGTATACTTAAAGGATTCGGTGTTTGTCTATCAGAAGGGTGATACGGTTATGATTAGCAAGTTTGCTTATCGGGACTGCTACCATAATATATATAAGGTGAAGCTTGACACTATCTTTAGGCATGATTCTATTGAGGTTCCTGTGCCATGTGAGCGGACGCTTACCAAGAGCGAGCAGAGGTTAATGACGCTAGGAAGGTGCTATATTGCCTTTCTCTTTTTAGTGGTTGTTGTCGGAATTGGATTTGCCTTCTGGTATCATAATAAAAAATGCTAGCGTATGGCTGAGATTAGTGAAGAACTCAAGATGATTGACTCGCTCCTGATGGAATTTCATGAGCGCATTCAAAGTGGAAGATGCTTGACCAACAAGCTCCAAAATAACATGATGTTGAAGTTCTTGCACGAAATCGCCAATAAGGATGAACCGATCAGCAAGGCTGAGGCTTGCAGTTATGTCCGTGTTTCCAGGGCTACCTTTGACCGGTTGGTCAAGGAAGGAAGACTTCCAAAAGGACAGAAGCGCAAAGGATGGACCGAACTGATTTGGTACGAAAAGGATTTGGATAAATACATAGATAAGTTGATTTAATTTTACTTTTTTAGTTTTTCATAGGGTTTAAATTTATTATGTTAATTGTCTTTGACGAAAAAATCCCCACTCCGCTGTGATAGCTGGGTGGGGATTGTGGGTTACTTATTTCATGAATGCCATCCAAATAGTTTGGTTCTTGATAGTGGTACGATGTCCGAATATCGGTTTGTAATCGGTGATTGCCTTTAGTACATCACTAACCTTTATCTGCTGCTCGTTCCACTTGAAAATGAGTGTTCCGTTTGTTTTCAGCACTCTCATGCCTTCATGGATAGAATCGTTGATGAATGCTTGCCAATTTTCGGGCAGCTTACCATATTTCTTGCATAGCCAGGAGTTCTGCCCTACCTTTAACAGATGAGGAGGGTCGAAAACTACCATATTAAATGTTTCATCTTCGAATGGTAAATCTGTACAATCTGCTATCATATCGGGTTGTACGTCTAATTTACGTCCATCACATAATGTGTCGTGATATTCTCTTATGTCGGTAAAAAGAACCTGTGGGTCTTGTTTGTCGAAATAAAACATACGAGAACCGCAACACACATCTAATATTCTTTGTTTCATACGCTACAAAACTTCTTTTTCAAATTCACTTTTCGGAACACGATAACGAACTGCTTTTCCATAAAAAACTTCTACGCCTTTTAATGGCATTTCCTTTTCTAAAATATCATGTACCTTCGTTCCTTTTCTAACACTAATATCTATATAATCATAGCTATTATTTAACATCAATAGCGAGTTGTTTTTCATATACACCTTGCCATTCTTGGAAAGATTACAATGATTACTTGCAGGCTGGTAGTACAATCCGCTAGCCTTATGCTTGATTCTGTAAGGTTTTGTCATAACTATTTTTCTTTAATTTCTACATCGTCATCACCAAGAACATAATTTATTTTCTTTTCGATGAACTCATCAGAAGAACTCTCCTTTATTAGAGCATCAATGTCTGGTAACTCTGCATCAACTTTGTCTTCTTGCATTTTTGAGGTAAGCATGTCAATTACCAGTTTCGCCCAAGGGCTATTAGCCATATCTGCCAATGAATCCTGTTGAAGCTCATAGGCTTTCTTCAACTCTCCGTTGTCACGGAAATATCTGAGCACTTCCGTCAATGCCGCAACAAAGTTTTTGTCGTGCATCGGGTTGCTCTTTGCCTCTTCCAGTTTAAGCATTAGGAAGAGTAATGATGAATGTAATTTTGTTTTGTTCATAACTACTTATATTGTTAAACTAATAGCCTTTTTGATACGATGGTCGAACTTGTTACGGTATTTACACTTGCTCGAATCTTCACAGAACGTAACACAACCATACTCGTTATAAGCTTCCTTAAACTTCGCTTTCCAGTAAGGTAATGGATGCTTACTTGGATAATCAGCATAAGTGTCTGCTTTCATTATCTTCTTTGCTAATCTAATCTTCATACGCTACTTCTTTTTAATCACATAAGTTGTATCTTTGTTATCAACCACATAGATACCCACGGTGTCTAAATGGCAAGGGCAACTCTCAGCATGGATAACACAAACTCCGTGTTTCGTGTCCACAACCAGATAATCGTGCTCTTCTTCTGTGATTACAGATATACCACCAACTCTCTTTGCTGGTTTATTGATATTAGCCAATGAGCAAATGCCCTCACATATCAATGCACCAACAATCAGACACAAGACCAACCAAACGGCTGACTTGACTAAATATAAAATCTTATTCTTCATACGCTACTTCTCCTTATCGAATTTGTTGCAAACTCTTTCTATCTTACCAATTTCCAGAACATCTGAAAGCCAAAAAAGAGGTTCATTCACGCAGGCTACCATAAAACCATAGTCCTTTTCTGACCAAATTACTTCGCCTGTAGGCTTATAACCTAAGAAATGTATTAGGTCGTGCTCAAAAATTTCATTGCCTTTGCAGTCTTTCAGTCCTGTGAACTGACATACGGTAGAAGGGTCAACTTCATAAGTGATATTTCTGTTCAACATACTTTCTTCTTGACGATTTTCGATGATGTAGGTATTACCACATTCGCCATAAAAAGTACCTTCAACCCATTCTCCGTTATCAAGACGTTTAGCCTTGAACTTGATATTTTCTATTTTCATAAGCTATAATTCTTCTTTTTCAAATTCATTTTTCGGAACTCTGTAAGATGTACTATGCCATTCACACTCATCATCTTTTCCTATAGCATATTTGGAAAGCATATCTCTCAATGCTTTATAAGCTAAAGTGTTGTGACGAATCTGAATACGTATAAAATTCTCATTATCACACATTGTAAGTGGTGATTGATTATTCATATACACCTTGCCTTTCTTACCAAGGTTACTTCCGTTGTAACGTTGGTAGAAATATCCGCTAGCCTTATGTTTGATTCTGTAAGGTTTAACCATAACTATTCTTTTAAATCATTTGCACTATCAGCAATGCCAACACTATATTTCTCAACAAACTCAGCAGAGCGTGCAGCCATTCCTTTAATCATTGCCTTTTTATGTGAGACGTTACCAGTAGTTAGAACATCAGCTTCTTCGGCAATATTATTAAACCACTTGATGATTTTGTCTCGTAGCTCATCTGTTATTACATATTCTTTCATAACTATTCTTCTTTAAGTTCTATGTGATTCTATAAACTTACTCAAATCGAGAGGGAACTTCTTTTTAAGTTCTCTTTCACGTTTACGTCTCTCCTTCCTTGTGGGTGGAGGAACGTATTCATCTAAGAATGCAAACGTTTTCTTGCAATTAGCATTTAATACTGGAATATATCCATCCAATAATTTCTTTAATAATTCTTCCATATCAATCTTCTTTAAGTTCAACTGGCTCATCGCTCCAAGATAATTCCCTTCCGGTGAGTTTCTTGATAGTTCCTTTGGGAAGTTCTAGGCAGTTACAGCATCCATTATTATCTCGCCAACTATCATCAACCTTATGAGGTTTAGATGCAAACATAAGTTCCATGCCGAAAGAATTAACACATACCCATGCCGTATTCCCATTCCATTCTTCTATTCCCCCTGCGACTTTAAGATTCACCTCTGCAAATCGCAAGGTTTCATGCAAATTGCTTAACTCTATATCAATGTCAAAGTTATCTGGGTTGTTAGCCAAAATATACTCTAACCTATTTGCACACATTACTACTGCCTTTTTTGATACAAAGCGAGAAAAGGTGATACTATCTGTATCATCCAAATCTTTTTGAACTTTATTACCAATAATTGGATAATCAAGGTTCAAAACATAATTAAATTGTTTCTTTCTTGAAATTACCATAACTATTCCTCCTTTTTTATACCGAATGGAGTGCCATCGGCAAAGGTGCGATTTTCAAACACTTCCTTAAAAGTACATGTACCCTCATCATAAACTTCGACAAAACCTCTTGAATCTACATTTTCAATTAAGAATTTACTACCATTTCTGTCTTTTACCCACCCAAACGGCTGATGTTTGAGCATTTCTTGCCAACATTCTTCTGCTTTTGCAAAAGGTCGGTACTTTGGTTCTGGCTTGATTCGGTACTCAAAGTCATCATCAAAGCTTGGGTCTTTATCATCGTACCATAATGACGTATCACCTTTAATACATCTACTCTCTATTACCTTTCCTTCACTAAATGCCTTAATAATAGGCAGCAACTCCTTTGCTTGATTTCTGTTCATACTTAATCCTCCAATTTTATATTATGTTTATCTGCGAAACTATCTTCTGCCTCTTCACAAAACTGACCTTCGCAAAGTGATTCTGGGAGTGTTCTGCTAGTATAATACTCTCGGCAGCATAACTCACAGATTTCTTTTTCGTAATTGTATCTTAATTCTTCTCTAGTCATTATTCGCCATCCTTTCTGACTAAATAGTCATACATAGGTTTGCGGTTTCTACGATATTTATTACATATCTTTTCTGCCTCTTCCTCTGTATCACAAGTTGCAATAACTCCATCGGGATATGTATCCCAATATCTAACTACCTTAAATTTTGTCATATCAATCCTCCAACTTTTCAATAGGTTTCCAATGAGTGATACGAGCCATTCTCCCTTCCCATAAGATGATGAAGTCATTACCATCTTTTGGGACGGTAGTACATTCCACTCTTCTGTTTTTGAAAATAGTATCAGGTGACATCTTACTTGTTACCCAAACTACCTTATCATAAGGAGGTAATTCATCCTCAACAGATACCCAGTCAGACTTGGAGAGTTCTTCCAAAGCTACCTGCAATGTGTTTATGATGTGGCTTTTTACATTTCCTTGTATGTAGTCATCATCTGTAACTTTTGTAAAACGGATAGTTTTCTCTATCAGCTCTTCAACTTTCTTCTTATCCATAGTTATAAATTAAAATATTCACGTATCTGCTCACCTGTCATGCGATATACCTCAGATATTCTGCAGTCTCTAATTGCGCTATCCCATGCACTGATATATTCATCATTACAACTACCATCAGCAACACGCTCTACGGCTTCTTCTGTTCCTGTTGCAAAGCCAACGCTTAAAAGTTCCTTTTCCTCGTTACTAAGCCCTTTTC